TTATCTTTAATATAAGACTCAGAATTATTTAACATATCTTCTAAATCTTCCCAGCCTTTATCTACAATATCCCCTGCCTCATCTACAAACCCTAGAGATGCCAAAAGCATATCAAAGGTTTCTTGTGTATAAAGATCAGACCTTGGAGAAGGAGCAACAATGTCAGTATGAATAGCGTAGGCTAGTGGTAGTCCTATATCGTTATAGTCTACAAACTCTTCAAAGGCTTCTTCATCACGATAAGTTAACCACAACTCAGAAAGAATTTTTAACTTAGTGGTTGGTCCTGTTTCGCTCATCTTATAAGTATACCAAACTATTCATTGTTATGGAAGCCTTCTTTGATCATACTGTAATTTAGCATGCTCTATCTCGTCCTCTTGAAACTTAGCACTTTCCAGCACTTCTAATGCCCTGCGATAAATTAAATAAGGGGTTGCCTTAGCCAAATAATATCCAACCTTTTCTAAATCAAGATAAAAGTCAGCAAGGTGTTTGCCCATAGCAATAGCAACCTTCTCCTCGTTGGTTGTTTGCTTAGCCCTACTAATACGATACATAACTCTCCTTACTCCCCAGTATATCAAAAAATGGGGTAGGACACAAACCACCCATTAGTCGGTGCCCTACCCTCGTTTTTAGCAGGTGGTGACCCTACCCCTGCAGCGCTCCTACGGGCGTATCCGTAGAGCAATTATAAGAAATAAAACTATCAATGTCTTTGTGGTCTACGCCATCATGACTAATAGTATTATCTGTTAGGTCGATTAATATTGGATGGTCCGCAAACCCTAAGTCATTAGGATTACATGCATAGATTCCAAACCCTGTCTCATCCAAGATAGAGTCTTGCATCAAATAACTAATAGCCATGCGGGTATAGTATTCTGTATCCCCTTTACGTACCGCTGCATGCTTTAGGGCCTGAGCCAGATCTGTATACATACTGTCTTCGCCCCAATGACTGTACAGTGCTACTGCTAGGTCCTCTGATTGTTTAAATACGAATGTACAGCGTGCTCCCATTAGTCATCCGTTCTCTCAGGTATAATTGATATTTGATTTGTTATCTCATTAAAGATATCGTTCTCGTCTTCAGTGTCAGTCTCATATTCAAAATTCATATAAGTACCTGTGGGCTCAAAGATTATTTCAACATCCCATGTAGCCATTAGTCATTCTCCTCATCTAGGTCCCCCTCGAAATCGATTACGACTTTAGAAACTCTGCCGTCCTCGTTCATCTGAACATAGACTGGATATACGCCATCGCCATATCCTGTATTAAATACTACTGCCGTGCCATTACCTAACTGACCGTAAGCATTAGAAAGTGTGGTGGCACTTGCGCCATGATAAGAATATTGCCCTTGCTTGCCGTCAATATTCCACTCATCATTTTGGTTAGTATCCCATTGCTCTAAATAACATGGGTCGCCAACCATTGCTTGTCCGCTATCAATTCCTATTTGGCCTGCTAGGATTAAGGTTTTTGTTTTTATCATTGGGTCTCCTTAGAAGTGAAAGTCTACTGGTACTAGATATTGTAGAGCAGACTGTTCAGGTTTGTCAAGTCGCTCATTTAAATACTCGAATTCTGAGACATGTTCTTGAAGATCGTAAAACCCACTGTCGGATGTCCAAGAGCCCATGAGCATTTCTGCTGCTTGTTTAATAGAATAAACATTCATTAGGGTATCCCCATTCCAGGGACCCCTGCCACCCTCTGAAGCATAGTCGACCATTTGACTAATAAACTTATCAGTCTTAATCTCTACTATGTTTCTGTTCATGGTTTGAGAGCGGAACCTTAAGATATCCTTAATTACTTCTTGGAACTTTTCTTTATTTTCAGCATAGCCAATAACATCAGTACTGTCATGGTTATAACCGTCCATAAAATCTTTAGATTTTTGTGCATTAGTGCTCCACCTTCCTCCGCCAACGACGTGCCAATCTGACCAATCGCCTATGCGGTATCCGTCTTCGTTTGTTTGTAGGCTTACAACAACTTTGTCAAAAGCCTCTTGCTTGTTATCTGCTTCAACTGCTAGATAATGTAGGGTATGCATTAGTCGTCCTCTCCTGCAATTAGTTGTATCTGATAATACTGTTTGTCATCGTAGGGCACGGTAGTTACAAAGTAACCAATCCTATTAACCATATGCATACCGTCAGAGATATACGTACCACCGTTATCTCCGTCACAGTAAGTCCATACAGTGTTGGGATGTAGAAACGCATGGTCTCTAACAAACTCTACCTCATCACCATATGTCTCAAACATATAGCCATGTTCACCGTCATTGAATGAGGCATTCTCGTCTAAATGGTTTGGGATAGGCTTGAACTGTTTAAACCATTCATCCTCTGTAAGTTCTACTAACTTGGGCATTGGGCTTCTTTCTCTAGGGTTCTTAATACAATTTTACTACGAACTGGGAAAAATTACAAGGTATCGTAAGGTGATCTACATCACACTCCACCCCAATAGGTTTGAGGGTTCTCTTCAAGAAGTCCCCTAATACTATTAACAACCTCTTCATCAGACAGGACCTCACCATCTGTGTTTATAAGTTCCATAATTTTATCTATAATTGCACCGTGGTCTTGAGAATATTGAGGAGCCATTATTCAAAGTACCCCTCTGCCCATAGGCCTTGCAAGAAGTCAGAGGCTTGTGTAAGGTTTCTGTGTAGCCAAGGATCATCGTCAGAATTCACGGTAGTTAGAGCAGATTCAACTGCAAGAACCATATTATCTAAATCATCTCTTTCATACCCTAGCATTGACATTACTCACCCCAATATTCTAAGATAGTATTAAGAGTGATATGGATACGACAATCACAATCACCGCTAGCCATGTTGTCTATTAGATCTAGGTGTGAGAAATTATCCTCGTATATGGTTTCTACTAATTGGTTTATGGTTTTGGGTTTAAACTGCGTAATCATCTGCATACTCCTTAAAGTACCAGTTAAGGGATTTTACATTTAAGTTTAACTCATCATAAGGGTATTTGTCAAGCACGTATTGTATTGCGTCCCCTGCGGTTTTAAAATCAGAGACACACCACTCGTCAATAGATACTTCCCAACAGTTAACTCCACCAGGAGAGCATGAGTAATCCATTTCATATATTTCTACGTTTAGGGTCATATTAATATTTTACAGGCAACTGGGAAAAAAGTCAAGCGTTCTTAATGAAACAATTGTGTGTTATTATTTAAATAGTCATGCCCGGGCCCACTTGCGATCCCAACGGGACTTGAACCCGTAGCCTTTACCGTGACAGGGTAACGATCTAACCAATTGATCTATGGGACCAGCGGAGCAGTTTTAAATCATGCTCAGGATTTTATTGCTAAACTAGTTGCAAAGTATTTTGAACAATAGTTAGCAAACGATTTTTCTCTGCATTTATTACAGGGTCAAATCCAGAAGCAGCAGCAAACATGCTTTCGCTATTACCACCACGAGCAGAACGATACCAGTCTAAACGCTCAGTTAGTGCATTGAACGCACCCCAAGCATTTCCACTAATCATTCCGTTAAACTCTCCAGTATAGATATCGTTAATCATATCTACTTTGTTTTCCCATTTCTTTAGAGAGCCCTTGCTATCGGTTTCAGGTTTAGGATATGCAGCAAGAATAATGTTATTGAAATCTTGTGCGGTGATTTCTTTTGTTATCATAGCATGAGCCATTTTATCAAATGCGTCCATGTATGAATTAGCCATACCTAATGCTTGACGAGCAACAGCAACTTTGCCCTGAGCAGTTTGAGTATGACGGATTTTGAAAGATTGCTTGACGCCATCTTTCTTGCGTGTACGGTTAAGTGCAACATTAAGAGTATTAGCGCACACAACACGAACGGGTGTTATGCTTGCTTGAATAGCGATTGAGCCATCGTGTGATGTGTTGATAAGCAAATAAGTTTTAACAACATCTGCCACACCATTTGGGTCTAATACAGTTTCACGCTCTAATGCAAGAGAGCCAAATACTACACGCCCACCCTTAAGAGAGCCAGCAGTTTCCCATCGTCCACCACCATCAAGAATATTATCACCGAATGAAAATAAATCTTCATTTTGTAGTGGAACATAACGCTCACCAACAATTCCCAAAACATCAGTTTGAGATTTGTCAGTAGGATTTGTGCGAACAACATATTGATATTGTTTGTCAGATACTAAACTAGATGGGATTTCTAAATCCTCTAGTCTAACATTCCAATTATTAAGATTAGCAGCAACTAACATTTCGTTAGTGTTTTTCTCAGTATCAAATACAGTACCAAGATTGTGCCATGCAGGTTCACGGAATGATGCAAAACTTGCCACACCGTTTTGAGTTTCTAACTCATGGGCCATTTTTTTCCTTTCGATCGTTTTAACTAAGTTTAGCAGTCATGGCTGACAATGTCAAATAGGATTGGGGGAAATGGTTTAATCTTCTTAAATAGTACAAATCGGACATTTCGGGCGGGCCGGGCATTTTAATAGGACAGTTTATGATCATGTCCAGGATCTTGATAGCCCCCTATCAAATTTAAACGGTCCCTGCAGCGGATGCTACAGATCTCTTATTAGTTCTCTTCCAGTGATACATCGTCCACAGTTAGGTCCGCTTCATAGTCATATGAACTTATTTCTGCGTCAATGGTTACATTGCTTAGGTCAAAATCTTCAACCTCATCCAGTGGCACCTGTATTGTTCCGCTGAATGTAACAGTTCCGTATACGCTAATCTCCTTCATAGGATTAATAGCAAAGTGTTCTGCTAGCGCTTTTAAAACTTCTTCTTTGGAATAGTTTGGGTCATACCATTCAACAATGTGCTCTTCAAGCCACTCAATGTCACCACGTCGCTCTGCAGCCAATGCAGATGATCTTGCTGCATACTCTCGTGACTTATGAAGTTGCCATTCAATCTCAGTAACTTTATCAGTCATGAATGTTGCTGCTGGCTCTTCCCCTAGTTGCACACCATGTGAAGGTGTCAGTTCAGGTATATACTTGTAGGTCACAAGTAGGTTGGGATTATAAGAAACAGTTAACTGATCTTGTAACATTACTTCGCTCATTAGGGGTTCCTTTTCTGTTAATACAATAATATCACCATGGCCTGTGAAATGCAAGTTCAGTTCTTAATTAGTCTCACATAGTGGGACGTGATCTACATCACATGTGCCCGGGTTTTTGCGGGGCAATTAAAAGGTGAGCAGTTTAGAACTCATGCTCAGGAGTCTTATCTCAGGAATAACTTAGCAGATGAGCCAAGTGCTTATCAGAGATAAATTATTTAGTTGTGCTTACCATAGCAAGGCGTCTTGCGCCATTTGCTAATTGTAAGGATACTCTAGTGGTCTTAGAGTTAATAGGTGAGAACTTTACAATTCTACCTGTAATACCTGTTTTGCTTGTGGTGAATAAATCACCTAGTTGGTATGTGTATCCGCCTAGTGTCATTTGGGTCTTGCCTTTCTGTTTGGGTTTGGGTCATTACTTATCTAGTCTAACATATTTTGGGGGCATAGTCAAATACCCCCAAACTATTAAAGGTATCTAGCGATAGCGTTATATGTGCTAGTGCTAACTGTTTCCTCGTCGGTCATTTTAAGGATACGGATAGCGTTTTCCATTTCCTCTTTCTGCTCACGATAAGTATGAACATGGATTTGCTCAAACTTACGCTCAGGTTCAGCAGGGAACTCGCCTTCTTTAACTGTTAAATCAAAATCAACATTAAGGTTGTTGTTCCATTGGCGATAGTTAGTTCTAAGGTTTTCTGCCTTAGAAACATTAGCGATAGCAAAAGCAAATAGTTCTTTTTTCCAAGCGTCTATTTGGGTTTGGAACTTTGCCTCGTTCTCGTCTTGTGTTTTATAGTTAGCCTCTAGTTCGGCTAATCTGTTTTCTAAGGCTGTAATAACCTTAGCAGTAGCGATTTTTACGCTGATGGGTTTGCTTCTTGCCATTGTGATGGGTTTCCGTTTCTGTTAGTGGGGCTTTTAAGTTGAGCAGTTTTTGGTCATGCTCAGGACTTTAGCCACTAGGCTAAGATTACTTTGCTGTCCAAGTAGTCCAGCGAGTTGAGCCATTAACATCTAACTTAACTCTAACTGTGTTCTTGTTAGTTGGCACAATTTCGGTAATAGTTCCTACTACCTTTGATTTTTGTGATGTGTAGGTGTCGCCTACTTTGTATGTTGCGGTTGATACGGACATGGTTCTCCTTCTTGTTGGTTTGGCTTACTACCTAAGAATAACATTATTTGGTCAAAAATACAAGTTATATTTCTAATAATCTCATATTTTGAGATGTGATATCTGTGATGTATCTCACACCAGCGTATAGAAACGGACAAAACGGACATTTAGTGTCCTAGACCAGCAAACAATAAATAGACGAATATAATTGATAGTCCTATTAAGAGTTCCAAGCACCACTCCTTATTTTTTAGATGATGAGAAAACAATATCGCTTTTAGAGTATACACACAATCCGCATGATACGCAAGCACTTCCAGCATTTGAGATTAGGGGAATGGCTTTTAGGTTCTCAGGACACTTAGCGCCAGGTTTATCAAACAATTTTTTCATATCTGCTTGACCTATAGCAAAATTCTGTGCAAGGTATGCAAGGCGCACTCCATGATCTTTCTTTAAACTAACACCTATTTGCTTATTCTCGCTATCTGTTGAATAGTATAAAGATAGATTATCAATACCCTTAAGCATTAAGGCTGCTGCTTCTACTCGTGTATATACCCAAAATTTTATATCTGCATTGTTAAGGATGATCTGCTTCCATGCTTTGGTGTACGTGTCATTAAAGAAATCACCGTCCCAATGAATGCGAAATAGTAGTGGGGCTTTTTTCTTTTCACAATCTTTTTTAAAATCATTAATCATATTATCTAATAGACTTATCATAGTTGATTCGTCTGCGTCTTTTAATAACTCCCAATTGTGAAGGAGGTTAGCCTTTACTCCTTTGAATAGTTTTTCAAGTTTCCCAGCGTAGCAAACAGTCTCGCAGATAGACGTAGCACCAGGACATGAAAAGTTTTTTCCTGCGGGTAATCCGAACGTGTTTGCAATTGCGGCTTGCTTTCCATTTTTTGTAACAAGGTTAGCGACCTTTCTATCATGCGATCTCTTTAATTGGGTCATAATTAAGTATAACATTTTTAGGGGAAAAATACAAGTATACGTAATTAACAAAATGGGACAAAACGGACATTGGCCGGGCGCCTCTTATTTCAACATCATTAAATCAAATTGCTGATACTCAGAAACTTCAATAGTATCTCTTTCACCAAAATCATTTATAATTTCTAAAGTGTATCCATCGGCTAATGAAATTATTTCAGTAATACAAACAACCTCGCCATCAACAAGAATGTTATCGTCAACCATTAACTGTCCTGCAGTTAACATATCAACTTTATAGTAATCCATAATTAGAATAATATCATCGTTTTCTAATGTTTTCATTGTTCCTCAATTTCTGCTAGTGTTTCCCATAGAATAGGCTCTAAGATTAGCGCAACTGCATCTAGTTTATCTTGCAAGTCTTTACTCATCTACTGGCTCGATAAACCACTCTAGGTGTGCGTGTGATACCAATGCACTAGCGGTAGTCCAAGTATTACCCTTCCAACTAATCTGGAATCCATCAACAATTGGCAACTCTATTTTACGAGAGTAGTCCTCATCATAGTAAGCGTCAATAGCCTCGATGCAAGGCTGCACCATTACTGTTGGTATTGGTGGATAATGATTACCTTGCAAGTGATACTTTAATTGTGTTTCTAGGTCTAGCGTTGTATCTGCTAAACCTATTGCTGTTATTGATCCCATTATTTAATTGATACCTTTCCGTTGGTGTAGAAGGTTTTAGTATACATCTTACCTGTTGGGTCAGACAAGTTATAGGTTGCGTATTCTTTAGCAAAGCCATAGTCCACGCATTTATCCCAAGCATGAACGGCGTCAAACAAATCGCTAACTCGCAGGGTATGAATTAACTCTCCGTCATACGAAGTAGTAAGTGAATAAGTATATTCCATTAGTTTAGTTTCCAATCTAGTAGGTTGTCGGCAGGGATATTGTAAGGATTACACTCGCACGCCCATACATCATAGTCTATAGCATTTCCTACGAATTGCCAACCATAGCCATAACAACTATCGCACTCCAATATATCCATTACGCTTGCTTTTACTTTACCCATTTTGCCTTCTTTCTTTATATCTTTATCCTATCAGATACAACCGACAAAATCTAATTAGACACCATAATCTGGAGAATCTGGGGTGTGATCTTAACCACACGTAAAGACTATTGATTGCGACACGCCGTCAGCGCCGGGCCTTTCGAACGTATGTTCTAGGGCCTTTTGTTTATTTGTTTTTAAGTCGCTCAGTTCGCAACGCAATTTGCAATCTGCGAATTTCTTTTTGTTGTGCAATATTTTGTTTCCAAAATAAACCCATAACAGTTAAGCAACCAAGTAGCGCAATTATTATTGCAATCACATCTAAATTAGTTAACATTTATTAATCCAATCTCATCAATTCCGCAAGCCTTTTCAAATCTTGCAAAGTCAAAGTTTTCGTTATCTGATTTGAACCACTCAGCAAACTCTTGAACTAAATCTTCATAAGTGTTTTGTGGAACTTCATCTACAAATCCAGCCAATATGTTTGCGGTTTTGATATAGTCTTTTCTAGTCATTTAGTCAGCCTCTTTCGTAGTAAATAAAGTTCCTAGTGCGAAATCATTACACTCGCATTTTTCCACATTGTAGTCAAGGTCATTACCCCAAAAGATAAGACCTTGCCCATTGCAATCATTACAATCAAAACGCATAACAGAGTTAATCATTGTTTTTTACCTCTTAGCGTTCCTCTAATCCCTAGCATATCGCAATCTAATTTAACAGATACGCCAACAGGTAATTGGTTTGGATAAGTGTTAATAAACTCAGCCACTTGTCCTTTAGTGGTTAAGTAAATATTTTTTACTGCGCCATTATAGGTTTCTAGTTTTATAGTGTAAGTCATTTCTGACCACCTTTCTTTATTGTTTGATAAGACTATCCTATCAAATCCCACCGACATTTTCAACCTGCGGGGGGTGTGTTGCCTTGTGATTTATCTCACAAAGCCCCTTCTTGGAATAAGCCAATTTCTAGGTCAAGCAATTCTGCGGGGGTAGCCTCAGAAAGGTCAACCCACCCAGCACCTTGTTCATCAAGGCGAAATATCTCAATATATCCCATTATTATTCACCAACCTTCACCGCAATTGTGCGGTATTTATTACGCAAAGTATGAGGAGAAAAAATTTCTACCAAATACGCTTCCGTATTTTCTCCATACCAAATTGGTTGATTAGATTTCTCTGCTGAGACAATTTCTCCAGACAAAGTTTTTGAGTTATAAGTTTTTCCCACTAGGAGATTTTCTATTGTGTATAAGTTAGCCATTGTTAGCCACTTCCTTTCTTTATTTTCTTACTCCGTAAGTCTATCAGAATTAGCAGACATTTACAACCTACTAGCCAGTAATTCCAAATAATGAGACGCTCAAGTCTTGTGAGAAAAATCACATCGTACGTAAGTTATCCACAGCCTGTGTACGACACGCCAGGTGCGCCGGGTTTTTTTATTGCAATTTATTTTTATGTTTTGTTTTTCTTGAATACTTTTTTTTATTTGGAATTGGAGTCGCAGCATTACTACGACGCAATTCTTGAATACGAATAATTTTGTTTTTTATTTCTTTTAACATTTTATTATTCCCAACAACTAGAACATTTAACAGTTAAGTCTTCTGCTTCATCAGCAGGAAGCGATAGCACAAAGCCATCGCAAACTTTACAAAATAAATCTATCATTTACTTACCAACTTTCCAAGAAGTCCAATAAGACATGAAGTCATTATCCTCACGATAGTGAGAAGTTATATTCTGCTCACAATTCTCGCAGAAGGTAAATCTTTCGTCATTAACGATAGAGATAGCATTTTTATTAGGTGTATGCTTACACACTTTATTTATAACTGAATTCATTTGAATTCCTTTCTAAGTTTGAGAACCTTTCTCAACTTTCTTTATACTAGAAGTATAACACCTACCACTGACATTTACTGACTAGTAGGTAGGACAAATCGGACATTGTGTCGTGTGATGTAGGTCATGTGGATAACTTAAGCGTGAAATGGGTATGTGATCTATATCATGTGGATAACTCTCTCAGACACACCCGATAGCGCCGGGCTACATGTCCAATATGTCCGAATTGTCGTGTGGTGTATATCACTAATTACATGCGTGTTATTTACGGCGTGTCGTCTTGACTTTTGGGGTTATCTCTGCTATAATTCCATTATACAAAAAAATAAAGAAGCAGACTCAATGAGCCTAGCAAATAACCCTCGATAAGAGGATGAGCCTAGCAAGTAAGTGAGTTAGAGATTAGATAGCCTCAATGAGCCTACCAAATAAGCCTAGCAATAGGATGAGCGTAGCAATTAAGTGAGGTATCTCACACCACGACACTAGGGGAAAGTCCCCAAAATGTCAGTCCCCCCTGCTAGACTAGGGGGTATAAAGAAAGTATCTTGAAAGGATAACTATAAATGATAAACAATAACCCTAACAATAACATTATTGCGGATATTAGAAAAGCCCAACAGGCTCGCTATGCTAAAGAGCATGCGCTTGCTATGGAAAGTTTTCCATGGATTGCTGAGAGCATTAACGCTTATCGCAACGCTACTCCTGAGCAATTAGCACAGGTAGAGGCTATCACTTCTAATAGATTAGGATTCTCGCTATGACTAACGCTGATAAGATTAACGAAGCCATAGAGGCTTTACAAAATGCTAACAAAGCGTTAGTAGAGATGTTCGGAGAGGACGAAGAATAAATGGAATTATATTTTGATCTAGACTACTTTAGTCTATACATTGACAGCATTGGTCTAGCACTAGACATACCATCATGGTTATTAGTTGGCACTATTGCTTTCATCTATTCAATTAAGTTAATTAGGAGAGATAGATGATAACAGTAGAACTAACATCAGTAAGCGGTACAGTAAAAGAGATGCCGTTTGAAAACAAGGACAGGGTGTTAGAGTTTATCGAGAGATATGCTGACGCATTACCATTAGGAACAGCGGTTAACATTAACGCACCGCTAATTGGTATTCATTCGGGTTGGATACAAGGACGCAAGAGTGTCTGAGTATTCTGCTGAACAGTTAAGACGCAAGGCCCATCTAGACAATGGTGGGACACTTGCTGACTACGATAGGACACACTACCCAGAGCAAGCATAGAGGGCTTCCCCCCTTTATGTGCTCACTATATTTTGTGGTTTTTATTTTCTAAATGCTGCATCGTACATCTAAACAAAATATTCAGATTTTGTCAAAATAAAAATTTTTTCAGATTTTCCAGGTAGTATAATAAAGATATGTGTCAACACGCTTATACCTATGTAGGACATGGCTTATGCCGATACTGTGGTTTGACAACGCACGATCCTGATTGGAATACAATTAATGCGGGGTATGCAGCATACAGAGAAAAAGTCGGATTCTTCTTCAATAACAACACCTGGTGGACTATATAGTAGTATAATAAATTCATGAAAAGATTCTTAATGAGAGTAATTGCATTACAAGTTATTGCATCAATAATTATAATTGGTTTGGCAGTAATATTTTTCGGGGTATTTGGTCAATGAGCGAGTATCCAGATTCTTGGAGTAGACAAACTCCTAAAGGATATGAAACACCCCTTAACATAGCAAGATTACAAGATAACGAACCTGTTATAAATGATGGTTTGGCGTTAAAGGTTTTTCAAGAATTTTGTTGCGATGGCTGTACTTGTAAATCTGAGGTAGATCACTCTCTAGATTAGTTTGTTCTTGTTGCTCTACTGCCAAACTCTTTTGCAATTGCAACAGCCTCTTCAATAGTTTGACCATCAGACATGCCTGTACAATCTGTATTGGTGTTTTTGTCTTCAGTGCCTGCAATTGTTAACATGTCTTTGTATTTTTCTTGCAAAGCACGTTGTTTTTCGAGCATGATGTCAAAATGATTTTCTGGATATAGGTCATTATTAGTATCTGTCCAGGCCTGACACAACAAAATATCATAATATTCATGTGGTTCAAATTTCATATCTGGTCTCCAATGAACATCTTGATTTCCAGTAAACCATACAGCAGAACCATACTCTCCCATATCAAATTTTTTATCTTCTACATAAAAATCCCATTGCTTACTGCTTTTAAGTCTCACTGTAGCGGTGTACATAGTTTTATTTACAACAACATCTGCGTGGGGAACTAAGTTTGGAGCCCCACCACTATCATGCGTGTATCGGCAAAAAATTAAAACTATATTCTCATATGAAACATTACCTTGGCCTAGTTCTTCTGCTTTATTTTTAATAACATCAATCAGTTCTTTCGGCCAGTCTCTATTACTTGTAATAAAACCATTATTTGAAAACTTAAACATTTCTGCATATGGATCATTTTTTTCTGTAAGACCCTTTTCTATTTTTGCATCAATAACGCCATAGACAAGGTCCATTTCTTTTTCTGTAAAAAATTTATCTATTTCAATTGGTTCTATTCTTTTAACACTCATGTAATCATTATAACACGCTTTTACCACTTATCAATTGGACATTTAGCATTTTCTAGCGTAGTCTTTAATTTCATAAAGCATCCACACTTACGACAGGTTTCAGTCTTAGGTCTAAAATATTCACATGCTCTACATATTTTTAAGCGGGAATTAACAAGATCCTCTTGGCTTCTTGGCTGATTAGGATTAAACAAATCCCAAGGCTTAACGTCATCGGACATATTTCTTAATAACAGCCATAAGCCCAATAGTAAACATAATCAAACCTATTGCCATTATCTCCATTCCATCTCCTGGTTATACGTCACACTATACTCGCCTGAGTATATTTCTGCATAAGATATTATATCGTTCATATAACGCATAAGGGTGTTTATACCAACCTTATCAGCCATATAGCGCTTACCCGTAGTTATTGGTAGATGTTTTATCCCCTCGGAAATTAGAGCAGCATTTAACGTAACTAGATACCTATCTAGTCCAAACCTTCTTGATACAAAAGATTGTGTTGGATACTTTGCTCGGATATCTGATATATCTAAGGTTTTTTCAATAATTGGTTTGATATCCACTTCTCTAAGCCTACTAGACCATCTAAGCATGTTAGCGCTGTAATTGTCCATATTAGTTAGTGTTGAATCAGCGTGAGCCATGCGTTTAAGGTCATACAGGTCTAAATCAACCTCTATTGCCGACGAAATTAAAAAACAGGTTGCGTAAGGAAACTTAGAGGTATACATTTTCGTATTCCAAAAACGATTTGGATTAAACGACGAATCAGCCATATTGTCATTTTCAATTCTCATATGATTTCCGACCGAAACAAAATCTTTTGTATTCATATCGCAATCCAAAAAAAGACACTCTTCAGGCTTAACATCGTCAGCAAGACATAACAAATTTTTATCGTACGTACCAACAACAACCGAATCAAATTTTCGACTTAACAACTCCGCCGACATAAAACCATCAATATCTGGAGAGATTATAATTTTTTGAAACTTACTTAGCGTTTCCAATATAGCGTCTTTCATTTTTAATTTCTCCTAAATAATAATGTTATAATTACTTTATTATGTCAACAACTGATACCGCAGCCCTAATTGTATCTATCTTTACTATTGTAGCATTTGTCATTGGAAGTATCAAGTGGTTAACAAAACACTATTTTGACGAAATACTATCTGAAATTCGCCCCAATTCTGGATCAAGTTTAAAGGACCAGGTCACAAGGTTAGAGGTTCGGATGACAGAAGCAAATGAGATGAGAAAAGAGATGGACGCTAAAATAGATAAAATGTTTGATGCTCTATTATCCCATATATCAAAAACTGAAAAATAATTTTTTACTATATATAATATATAAAGATATCTAAGGTTTAAAGGTATTCTTTTTTCTTTATATATTTTAAGTATACACTATAGATTTTGTATCCTGGGGCCAAATCTTAAAGAGTGAGACAGTTTTTTAAAAGTTACCAAATTGTTATAAAACCTTCATATATTTTTTTTGATATTTAGTGGTATAATCCTATTATGTCTTCTTGCGAAAATGAGATTTTTGGGTCAGATCCAGCAAATATTAAATGGACCATTGTCCGTGGTGATACTTGCACCCTAAGAGTTGATTTTTTAAACAATGACGAAGTTACATATATTGATACCGATGATTGGTCATACACGGCCAGTGCTTATGATAAAAAGACAGATGTTATAGATGAATTAGAGGTTGTATCATATGACGGATATGTTATTATTACTGCCCCTGCCGAAATTACATCATTTTGGGGAAGCACCTATAATGGAATTGTAGCAGAGTTAACTTTTGACCTACAGGTTGCACTAAATGATGTAAATAAAACTATTTGGACTCCTGTTCTTGGAACTATATCTGTAATTGGCAATGTGTCTGGAAGTTTATAATGGCTATCGTTAAAGTTAGTAATGTTAAGAGTAATTTGCCAGATGTTATTCGTATAACTGCATCTGGAGTTAGCAAAACAATAAAAATAAAGAAGTAACCTTATGGCAATAAGTAAAAACGTGCCAACGCCATTTGCAACAAAAGATGCATATATTGAAAAAGTTATAGAAGCGCAACAAAACATAACCCCAGAAACTTTTCCCACACCTCAAACATATGTTCCAATTCAAGGTCCACAAGGACCCCAAGGTTTACCAGGACTAGAAGGCGCACAAGGCCCTAAAGGCGACCCTGGACTTACAGGGCCTCCAGGTGCAAAAGGAAAAGAAGGAAAGCCTGGTAAAGACGGAATATCTTTATCTGGACAACAACCAGGTTGGGCAAAATATTATAATTCGCAAACACAAAAAATAAATTTAGGAATAACCGAAGGAGATAAAGGTTGGGTAACTCTTAATTTTAAAAGAAAGTTAAGTAATGAAGAGTTTTTGCCCAAAGACAACGAACGGCTATGGATTGACGAAGCACAAGGGTTTAATTTCTTAGGCCTTAAGGTAGGAACAAAAATACAGATTTCTTACAGTATTCAATTATCAACTTACTCTGCAAACACTGACGTTTGGGTAAGAACGCTTTTTACAAAAAATAACACAGAGCATGTAAATTTTGTGGGATCTTTAAAATATCAAAATACTTATGATTTTGTTATAGATCAAACCTTGTATATAGAAGATGCATCTTTTAAAGGCATAGCAAAGCCACAAATAAGGACTGACTTCCCCTCAGATATGATTTTAAAAAGCATGACTATTTCTATCTGTTAATGGTATAATGATAACGCTTTAAAAATTTGAGTTCGTCTAATGGTCGGACCCCAGGTTCCGAACCTGACAATGAAGGTCCGATTCCTTCACTCAAAGATTAAAGCACAAGGAGACAAAAAATGGCATTTCCAGGAACATATAACTTTAACTACTACCGTGGAGACACACACCAATTTGTTCTTTCTCCAAAAAATTCTGATGGAACAGTTTTTGCATTAGATAGTTATGCTCCAGCAGGAGTAAACAGTGCAATTTATACAATTGCTACGGCTCGAGGAGTTGCAGGAACAAAAACCTCTGCACAGGCGGTAATTAATACAACTAACGATACTGTTGTTTGCACTATCTTGCCAGCAGTTGGAAGAACTCTTGCTGCAGGAACCTACGTGTATGATATCCAGATAAATTCTAGTTCTACGAATATCATTACATTGCTTACTGGAAACATTACAATAACCGATGACGTTACTGGAGCAATTTAATGTCAGTAGAAGTTTTAGTTAATACTGACGACATTACAGTTTTAGGACCTCCAGCAGAAGTTAAAGTTCAATTAGACATTGGCGCCACTGGAAATCGTGGCAGTCAGGTGTTTGTAGGAACTGGGAATCCAAATGCAATTACAATAGGCCAAACTCCAATTTTAAACGATTTATATATTAATAATGCTCCAGGAAACGAATACTCATATCTATATCAATACATCTCTAGTCTTGGAACTAATACTTGGGTCCCAATTTTAAAAGTTAACCCAACTATTTATTCAGCAAATCATCTTGTCTCTAACTGGACATCCGGCAGCGCAAACATAACAATTCCAATTGCAAATATTGTTCAAATAACTGGAACTCCATTAACAGAAGAAAATTTTTCAATTAAGTTTTCAGTAGGACACTCTAACCCTGTTGCAGCCTCAATATCTTCTGTTGCGATAACTGGCTCTAGCAATGAAAACTTAGTAATAACTCTTAAAGCAGCCGAACTAACTTCTGGAACTTGGCAAAACCTATCAGCCCCAGTTACGGTACACACTTTAATTACAGTTATTTTAGAGCCAATTTCAGAGGAATCGTGATATAATAAATGAAGGCGGTGAACTATGGCTTCTGAAAATATTGGAAATTTGTACCCAAGCAAAATTCCTGGGTATGACGATGCTGCTGACATACAAGCAGCACTAAGACTATATCATTACGGATCAACAACTTACGATGTTAACAATACAGATACTGCTCAACTATTAAATCCATCATTAGCATATACAATTAATGACTTACAAGAACAAATTGCAGATAATTTAAACAATCCCGCTGCTGCTGCAGAAGTCCAAAACACAGAGCCAACCTCTCCAGTAGATGGATTTTTGTGGGTAAACACTGCAACCTCTGTAACAGGAAGTCCTTTATCAGCAACATCAGTTTATCAAAACACAACCCCAGCATCCGGACTTGTTGATGGTTTATTGTGGGTAAAAAAAGGAACATCCCCGTTAGAGATGTATGTTTATGATTCTAACACTACCGCTTTTATTCAGGTGATCTAATGGCAACATTTAATTCAACACCAAGGCCAGGATATGTTTATGATGAAGCCACCGACCAGTGGTATGAACTTGCAGGTAAAGTAAACACTGCAGCAGCATACACTTGGACTGCAGGGCAAACATTTGATTCAACTGTATCTTTAAACTCTACCGTAATTGCAAAAAATGTTAATATATTCTTAAACCCAGCAGCAGCATTAGCAGCAATTCCAACACCAATTTACGGAACTATTATATTTTTAAAACAAAATGCTGGCGGAAGTGTTATAAATGATTTACAGGTTTATGATGGAACAAATTGGTTATCAATCGTAGATCCTTTATACACATTTAATCAACAATCATCTTCTTACACTCTTGTTATTTCAGATTCTTTTAAAATGATAGAAATGTCTGCTGGAGGAACATTAACGGTCCCACTTGACTCTAGTGTTGACTTTCCAATTGGAACTGCTATTGATATTTTACAAACTTCTTCTTCTCAAGTTACACTTGCAGGAGCATCGGGAGTTACAGTAAATGCTACCCCAGGTCTAAAAATTAGAGCACAGTGGTCTAGCGTAACTCTAGTAAAACGTGCAGCAAATACTTGGGTTGCTATGGGAGATTTGGTTGCATAATGGCAAAAAATATCGGACGTGGAAATAAAGGATCACGAAAAAACTCAATACCAAACGTAGTTGGAGTTGCAAAAACTACTGCAGAAACAAATTTAACTAACGCTGGCTTTGTTTATAACACAACAAACGAAAACACAGGAGATGCTGGGCTAAATAACACAATTAAATCTCAAAGCATTGTGGCAGGAGAAGTTCAGGCTGTTGGTACTAATGTAAATTTAGTAAATTATACTTTTAGTTTTACTCCATTCGGAGCATTTGGTTTTACTCCTTTTGGTTTCACCCCAGTTGTTGCTTTTGGTTTTACCCCAGTTGTTTCTTTTGGTTTTACTCCTTTTGGTTTCACCCCAGTTGTTTCTTTTGGTTTTACCCCATTTGGTTTTACCCCATTTGGCTTTACTCCAGTTTTTTCTTTTGCACCAAATCCTGGGCCTTTTAGTTTTACGCCACCAAACTGCATAGATGAAAACACTTTAATTAGCACACCTAATGGCCCAATTGCAGCCAAAGACCTAAAAGTTGATGATGAAATTGACAGCGTTAATTTATTAGAAATTCCACAAAGCGATATTACAGGGCAATATGATTTTGATTATGTAGGAATGATTTCAAAAACTCTTACACCATTAAACAAAACAACCACACGCATTGTTGCTATAGAGCCTTTTGCAAAAAACGAAGTAATATATTTTAATGATGATTTAGAAAAATTATTTTCAATTAGTCAGCCAATGTTTACAAAATCAAATGACTTTTATCAAGTAGTTCCAACAGGGGCTCTACAGGTCGGAGATTATTTGATACAAGTAAATGAAGATGGAAGTTTTACAGAAGTTTTAATTGAAACTATAACTCCATTAATAAAAGACACAACTGTTTATCAATTTAGTTGTGAGCCAGCAGATTGGTTTATTGCGGGTAATTATTTAGTGCATAATAAGTAGGCCTTATGGGATTCCCAATTGGAACAAAAGTATATCTTGAGGATAAAACTTTAAAAAACATTGAAGATTTACAGTTTGGTGATAAAATTTTATCTATTAAAACAAAAGATTCAGAAATTTTAACTCATTCAGAATTTTATCATCGATACATAAAATTAAATAACAAAAGAGAAGGATTTTTTATTCAAACAGGAGATACTGTTTTGTGTTCTGCAACAGTATATTCTGTTTTTGTTCATAAAAATTTTGGAAATTTTAAAAGTTTAAACAACAATATATTGTCAGGAATAGATCCAATATTAATACAGAAAGATTTAGAGGTAGATCACATGTATTTAAAAAATGCAGATAGTATTATTGGTAAAATGATATCTAGTGAAAATGAAGAAAACTATTTTATTCAATCTTTAGATTCTAAGCCTTTTAATCTAAATGTAGAAACTTTAGATGACAATATTTTTGTTAACCCAGATCAACCATTTTTAAAAACAAAAATTGAAGATTTTGAATCAAAAATTTCTAACCAAATTTCAGTTTCTTTAGTACTTTTAGATAATTACTTTTTTTTAACCGAAAACTTTATATGTCTTAGTCATTTAATAATGGAAGAAAATTAATTATGAATAAAACTTTTTTAGATAACTTTGTTATCCTTTATTCTGAGAATAAAAATAAAAATTTTATAGAATTGTTACAGACAGTAAACAATGAGCCATCAACAAAAAATGTATGGAGCATTTCTTCTTTAAAAAATATTAGAGATACTGATCATATTGTCAATCAAAAAGTTATTAACTTGCCAAGCGAAGATAATTTTTTATTGGTTCCTAATTTAGTAATTTCAGAAATTAACTTAGTGGCAAACAATTTAGGGCAATCTATTAAAAAAAGTAATTTAAAATCTGAATTAATTGACTATGCCTTTCCCTTTCTGTATGATTATATAAAAGAATACGAACTGTCAATAAAAAAAATAAAAAATTTTACAATTTACGAACAAATTGAAAGTTCTGATTTTCACGATGATTTAGATAGAGATGGACAAAAACATTTTTATACAATTGTTATAGCATTAAACGACAACTATGCTGGTGGTGAATTTCAATTTGAAAATAGAGTTGGCAACGAAATTATAAGTTTATCTGCAGGAGATGTTTTGATATATCCAGCAAACAAAAACTATAGACACAGAGAACTTAGAGTTACTTCTGGAACAAAATATACGGCTATTGCCTATTTTTAATTAATTGTCGGATATTTAGTTAAAAATTCTTTAATTCTTTGTCCCTCAAGATAAGTCCAAGATGACCAATCTTTTCCGCCTTTTGTCATGTAGAAAGCAATCTCTGCATTGGTTACTGGATTAAAAAGATCAGAGACCGAGTTAAGATTAAATTTTTCTAGTCTATCCTCCATTAATCTTCCATTCATATTAATCTGAAATATTCCAAACGAGTGGTCGCCAGTGTCCTTGTTGCCGTTAAAGGCCAGAGGCCTGCCATTGCTTTCTTTTTTAGCAACTGCCCATGCCATTTTTAAACCTTGTCCGTCAAAGCCAACCGCTTTCAATAAAACCTTTAACTCTTTATCTGACAGGGTTGTAACGTTAGAATATTTTGCTTTTATTGCGGACGGAGTCCCCGACTCAACTTTTTCATTTGCAGTTTCTATAGGTACAATTTCTTCTAGATTTGCGTTAGCCCCAGTTAAACCAACTACGGCAGCAATAAAACTTCCGGCAATTCCAGTAATAAAATCTTCTTTATTCATAGATCCTCCTATAAGTAAAATAACACCTTTCGGTGTCAATACCTTAATTATATCAACCCCAAATCAATTTTGTCAACTACCAATGCTTTTAGTGGTATAATAATAAAATTATGGCATCAGGTTCAACAAATCCGCAATTAATACCATATCCGTTAGCAGATGATCCTGTAAACGTTCATTCTGACATGCAAGAAATGGCAGAAAAGGTAAATGATATATTAACTGCCCTACAAGTCCCTTATTTATCTCTTGATGTAAAAAATATAAGCGGGGCAACATTAATAAAAGGAACTCCTGTATACATAACTGGATACTCTAGTGGCAGAGCAACTATCGATAAATGTGAGTCTGATGATATTAATACATTCCCATGTGTTGGTTTGGTCAAGGCTCAAATATTAGATGGACAAGAAGGTGTTGTAGTAACGGTTGGAGTTTTAGATGACATTAATACTTCTACATATTCTAATGGAGATAAGTTATATATAGGGGCTTCTGGTGGGCTAGTCAATGCCCGACCAACAAATGGCTCTGGTGTTATTGGTGTTGTTTCATATTCACATGCAACAAGTGGAAAAATATTAGTTTCGCCAATTAAGGGAGGAAATGCCACCTGGGGTGCTGTTAAAAACGGACTTTAAGTGTTATAATTAAATCATGGCAACAACAAGAAGCAGTAGCGGTCAATATGAAGTTGGGAACAAACCTCCAACAGTAACTTGGACAGTAGTTCGTGGAGACACATCTGCGTTTCGTGTTTACGTAACCGATGACGCCAAAGAGCCATTAAATATTCCAGATTGGACAATTACAATGAAAATTAAACGTCCAACTCTTGCACAAAATAAAGGTGTCATTACAGATGATGCAACTACAATTATGGCATTAACACCAATTCATGATGCAGATGATGGCGATGGCGAATTTACAGTTTCTCTAGAGGCATCAGAATCAGTATCTCTTCAAACAGGAGACATCTTCGACATACAACTTTCTTCTGCTGGTAATCTTCAGGTCTGGACAGTTGCCCAGGGTAGTATGGTTATCCTAGAAGACGTAACAGATTAATGGCAAAAGCAGTCCTGTCCAACAAGGGCGCCAATAAAACAAAAAGTATAACTTTAGAAAATTATTCAATTACAAAGATTGTTCCAGAAACAAGAGTTGTAAAAATTAATGATGTTTTACCGTTTCGCATAAAGTTTATTAACATTGGGATTGAGGGGTATAGTTCTACTAACCCCCCTCCAATTCCACTGCAAGTAATTGGATACAGTAACTACATTTTATAGATAGGAGAATTATGGCTCATATTACGTTAGCCACACCAATGTATGGTGGTGTCTGTAGTGGTGCTTTTATGAAAAGTGTTTTACAATTGGCTCAGGCAGTTTCTAATTCAGGGCACCAACTTAATTTTATTGATCTTTCTAATGAATCTTTAATTACTAGAGCAAGAAATACTTTGACAGAAATGTTTTTAAGAAGTATGAGCGATTATCTTTTATTTATAGATGCGGATCAAGGGTTTGACGCACAGGCTGTCGTAAGAATGATAGATGAAAATGTAGACCTTATTGGCGCAGCAGTACCAATGAAGGCCATTAATTGGGCAAGAGTTAAAAAGGCCGTTCTAGATGGTAAAGAAAACTTAGATGAGCACACTGCAATATTTAATGTAAATATGAACAAAGAACAAAGAAAAATGTTAAAAGAAAATCCAAATACCATAGCAGAGGTTGATTACATGGGCACTGGCTTAATGCTAATATCCAGGAATGTTTTTGAAACAATTAAAAAAGACATTAAACAATATAGGTGCGATCAACCACAGATTGGTAGCATTGTTTTTGGAGACCCAATATATGATTTTTGGCAAACAACAATTGATGACGAAAGCGAAAGACTGCTATCTGAAGATTATCAATTTTGTAAACTATGGAAAGAAAGTGGTGGAAAAATTTATCTTGCGCCATACGTGAGGGTGTCCCATGCTGGAACATACTGGTTTAAATAAATTAAAGGGGTTCTCCCCAATATATGTGATTAATCTTGAGTCTAAGACAGACAGGCTAGACTATATAAAAAATCATTTTGAAAAGTATGAAATAAAAGATTATAAAATTATTACAGCCTATGATGGTGACACTTTTGATTTTGATAAAATTGTTTTTGAAAAAGATAAACTTCAGTTGGCAAAAAATGAATTAGGGGCAACTATCTCGCATCTTGAAACAATCAAACATTGGCTAGAGACTTCAGATTCTGAATATGCAATTATTACTGAAGACGATTTAAGTTTAGAGACTGTAGATTTTTGGAATTTTGAATTTTCTAATTTTGTAGAATCAATAAAAAAACCATACGACATGTTACAACTTTGCATTATTCATAACTATAGGGTCAATCCATCCTTACATATGAAAGAAAAAAGAGACTGGTCTGCAGCATGCTATTTAATTAAAAGAAATAGGGCAGAAGCCTTATTAAAGAAATATTTTATTGATGGAAAATATGTTTTGCCAAGTTCACGAGCAGCATTAGCAGATATTTTGATATACGAAGGTTGCAAAACCTTATCTATTCCACTTTTTACTTACACAATGGATTATGGCTCTTCAATTAATTTGGAGTTTGATAAGACCGCAGAAGAAACTGGCAAGTTCTCTATTCACACAACATCAAAAGAACAAACCTTGGACTATTGGAGAAACCATGAAATACCCAAACTGGTTTTCTAGCAACATTCAAATATTTGAAAAATTTTTAAACAAGTATAAAGACCTTCCAAATGTTAATTTTTTACAAATTGGCGTATACCTTGGTCATGGCTCTGAATGGCTGTTAAAAAATATATTAACAGACAAAACATCAAGCCTTACAGACATAGATACTTGGAAAGGCTCAAAAGAAAAAATTCACACAGAATTTGACTGGGATGAAATTGAGTCAATGTATGATGAAAAAATGAGCCAGTTCCCGAATTCTATAAAGATCAAAAAAGATAGCAAAGAATACCTATCTTCTTCTGATGCAGAGTTTGACTTTATATATATAGATGGAGATCATTCAGCAGAAGGTGTTTACAATGATGCAATTTTAGCATTCCCGCTTTTAAAATCAGGAGGAATCCTTGCGTTTGATGATTACGGATGGGAGCACCCAAGTCGAAATGTTGACTTAAAACCTTTAAATGGTATTGATAGGTTTTTAAAAAACAACGAACTTAGAATTAAAATTTTACAAAAAGGGTATCAAGTTTGGATTGAAAAACTGTAATAAAATAATGTTATAATAATGCCATGGCAATCATATCAATCCCAAATGTAAAGAATTTGTTCCAAACAGGTGACCGCCCTACACAGGCCGATTACATAAATCTTATTGATACTACTGCATCCCAAGCAACAAGTTTAGGGTCTGCGGGTAACAATGATAATACTATTAATGGTATTGAAAATTTAACCACAATAGACAGTTTCAGTGCAACTGAATGGCGAATGGTTAAATATCTGATAGCAATTTCAAAGACTTCTGCTGGCGATAATAAATTTTATGCCACAGAGATGACAATACTTGTAGATGGAAGCGACATTTCCGTAAGCGAGTACGGCACGATAGACAATGATGGGAATATTGGCACCATAAGCGTCTCTAGAAGTGGAAACACTGTTTATTTAACAGTAGACCCAGACATATCAATCCGCCCGATCACCGTACGTTACGCACGTATGGGACTTAAGGCATAACCTAGGAGATACAAAATGGCAACAGTAACAAAAGATTTTAAAGTTAAATATGGTCTAATCGTTGAAGGTGCGACAGCAACCGTTAACGGAAATGACGTTCTTACAAAATCAGCAGGAGACACAACTTACATACAGGGACTTATTGGTGGAGTAGCAAACTCAGCATCAGTAGCAAATGCTATTGTACTTCGTGATGGCAACAAAAACTTTGCTGCAAACGTAATTACAGCAGATCTTGTTGGAGATGTAACTGGTCAAGTATCAGACATTTCAAACTTTGATACTGATGATTTATCAGAAGGAACTTCAAACCTTTACTTTACAAATGCACGTTCAAAGTCTGCAACAGCAGATCTTTTAACTGGTGCAACTCTAACAAACATTACAATTACAGGATCAGGTTCAGGACTTACTATCTCTGCAGAAAACGGTGTAGCAGATTCTGATACTGACGACCTAACAGAAGGTACAACAAACCTTTACTTTACAAATGCACGTGCCCAAGCAGCACTTGCTGGATCATACGATCTTGCAGGCGCAGCAGCAAATGCATTATCAGATGCACAAGATTATGCAGATGAAGCAGCAGCCAACGCTGTAGCAGCAATTGTTGATTCAGCACCAGATTTGCTTAATACTCTTAATGAATTAGCAAACGCAATTGGTGATGACGCAAACTTTGCTGTAACACTTGCTAACTCAGTTGCATTAAAGCAAAACATTTTAACTGCAGGGTCAAACATTGATATTACAGGAAATACAATTTCTGTAACTAGCCTTGACACAGATGATGTTTCAGAAGGTGCTTCTAATCTTTACTTCTCAAATGCTCGTGCACAAGCAGCAACTGCAGCATCATATGACGCAGCAGGAACCGCAGCAAATGCAATCGCAGCACTTGACACAGACGATATTGAAGAAGGAGCAAGTAACCTTTATTTCTCAAATGCTCGTTCAAAGTCAGCAGCAGCAGATCTTTTAACTGGTGCAACACTTTCAAACATTACAATAACAGGCTCAGGCGCAGGACTTACTATTACCGCTGAAAACGGTGTAGGAGATTCTGATACTGATGATTTAGTAGAAGGAACTTCAAACCTTTACTTCTCAAATGCTCGTGCAGTATCTGCTCTTGAAGCAGTTGTTCCAAACTTTGTAGCAGTTGAGTTATCCTCAGTTGCTAAGCAGGTTGCAGCACAACTATCAGCACCAACAGCAGGAATTCAAGTAGCACATTCTTTTGCAAAGGCTGAATATCGTTCAGCAGAATACCTTGTAAAGGTTGCTTACGGAGCACACACTGAAATTTCAAAGGTCCTTTTGACACTTGATACTTCAGATAACATTGCAATCACTGAATACGCAATTGTTGGAACCAATGGTTCAGCATCAACAATTTCAGCAAGTATTTCAGGAGCAGATGTCCGACTCAATGTAACAACTGCTAATAACAGTTCAACAGTAACAGTTGTCGGAACACTAGTAGCGTAATAAAAAATAACTAAAAACGGGGGAGATAAATGGCAACAGTAGAAAAAGACTTTAAGATCAAAAATGGCCTTATTGTTACTGCTGGCGGTAGTTTTGGAAATGCTGTAGTAGTTGGAACTCCAACTGAAAGCACCCATGCAACCACTAAAGCATATGTTGATTCAGTAACTGGCGCAATGCCAGCATCATCAACTGCCCCCGTTTCTCCAACAAATGGACAACTATGGTTTGATACGTTAACATCTCGAGTCAACGTTTATTACAATGGTTCTTGGATTACAATTGCAACAATTGATGATACACAAACACTACCAGATCACATTCACGATACAGCAATAGATGGAACTGGTTTTATAGTCAGCCAATTTATAAGTAGTGGATTTTATAATGCACCACAAGGAACACCACAAGATGCAGGATTACCATCAACATCATCTTGGACATTAACGTATGATGGCGGAACAGCAACAGATAATTTTAACTAAAATAATCTGTTATAATTATACCCATAACCCCCAGGAGGAAATAAAAAATGGCAACTAGAATGCAACAGCGCAGAGGTACAGCAGCACAATGGGCTGCAGCAAATCCAGTACTGGGCGCAGGAGAAATTGGCTTTGAAACAGATACCAACAAGTTTAAAGTAGGTAATGGAAGTACTGCATTTGCAAGCCTACAATATTTCGTAGATGCCTCCATTGTATTTGATTCATCAGAGGTTACTACTGCTATAAATAATGCAATTGATGCGGTTATCGACGCAGCACCAAACACACTAAATACTCTTAATGAGATTGCAGCAGCAATTGGAGATGACGCAGGATTTGCAAATTCGATTACTCAAAATCTTGCAAACATCCAAAATGTTTTAACACAGCAAAGTAATACTAATTCTAGCCTTAGCAACTCTATTGCAAGCACAAATAATGCCTTGTCAGTACTTGATCAAGATCATTATGCAGTCAAAACTTCAGTTGAAAATCATGCTAACGCAACCTCAAATGTCCATGGTATTATAAACGCTTTTACCTTAGTCTATGATGAAGATCTTGATGTAGTTTCTAATTCATTAGCAGGTCATGAATCAGCAACCTCAAATGTCCATGGTATCTCAAACGTATTTAGTCTAGTCTATGACGAAGATCTTGTTGCAGTTTCTAATTCATTAGCAGACCATGAATCAGGAAATACAAGCGTACATGGTATTTCAAATACACTAAACCTTGTTTACACAAACGATTCACGTCTTTCAGATGAAAGAACTCCAGTTTCTGATTCTGTCACAACAGCAAAAATTGCAAATGCAGCAGTAACTGGACCTAAGATTGCAGACAATGCAATTTCACAATCACATTTAAGTGATGACTCAGTTGGAACTAATGAACTTGGTGGCCTTTCTGTTACAACAGAAAAACTTGCTAATGCAGCAGTAACTACTGCAAAAATTGCAGAAGGAGCAGTTACAAAGACTATGGTAGGGCTTTCAGATGTTGACAATACATCAGATGCAAATAAGCCAGTATCAAGTGCTACACAGACAGCCCTTGATCTTAAGGCTAATCTTGCAGGACCAACATTTACAGGAACAACAACAGTTGACGCTCTTACTGTAGATGGAAATTTAACAGTAAATGGAAATACCTTTGCAGTATCATCAACGAGTATTACAGTTGAAGACAATATTCTTCAACTTGCTCACGAAAATCCAGCAAATACGATTGACCTTGGCCTTGTAGTTGCATACAATGATGGAACAGCAAAACACTCAGGATTAGTAAGAGACGCATCTGATGCTAAGTGGAAACTGTTTAAAGGCGTAACAACAGAGCCAACAACTACCATTGATTTTACAGAAGGGTCACTTGATGACATTAAAGTTGCTGCACTTGAGGCTACAACAGTAACCCCCTCATCTGGAGTAGTATTCCCAGACGGAACACAAACAAAAGAAGGCGTTCCTTCACGAACACCAATTATTTCAAAGACTGCTTCTTATACTCTTTCAGCAGAATCAGAAAGAGACTCATTAATTGAAGTAAGTTCAGAATCAGGAACAACAATCACCATCCCACTAAATAGCGCAGTTGCTTATCCAGTAGGAACCACATTGGATATTCTACAGACTAACACTGGACAGGTTACAATTGCTGGCGATGCTGGAGTAACAGTAAATGCTACTCCTGGACTTAAACTTCGTACACGTTGGTCATCTGCAACATTATTTAAGAGAGCAGAAAACTCTTGGGTAGTCTTTGGAGATCTTTCAGCGTAATTGTTAGACAGGAAAAAAATTAATAAATAAGGGGAGAAGAGTTTATGAGTAAAAGAAGTGGTCGTAAATCGCAAGGTGCTAATGACTTTTTAATGCCATATGCACCAACAATTGATTCTGCATCCAATGTTGGAACTGCTCGTCCATATAATGATGGTGCTGTAGATGTTTCCTTCACTGCAGACCCAAGAAATGCTGCAACCTCTTATACAGTTTTATCAACCCCAGGAAGTTACACCGCTTCTGGCTCGAGTTCTCCAATTCGGGTTACAGGTTTATCAAGTGATACTGCTTATACATTTACAGTAACTGCAACTAATACTTATGGAACATCGGCAGCAAGTGCAGCAAGCGGCTCAGTAACTGCAACAACAGTTCCTGCAACTCCATCAGCACCTAGCGCAACTGCACAAGGTGGAGCGGCAAACGACGACGTTTCTTGGTCAGCACCAGCAACTGGTGGAAGTGCTATTACTTCTTACACTTGGGCTTCTAGCGATGGCAAGGGAGCAACACAGGCGGGAACATCTGTTTCTGTAGGGCAAGAAGCGGGAACAGCACAAACATACACCGTTTATGCAACTAACGCTAACGGTAATTCAGGCACATCTGCTGCTTCAGGATCAGTAACATCATTCTCATTTACACCATTTGGTTTTGCACCATTCGGTGCATTTGGTTTTGTACCGTTTGATGCATTTTCATTTACACCATTTGGCGCATTTGGATTTACACCATTTGGATTTACACCATTTGGCGCATTTGGATTTACACCATTTGGCGCATTTGGATTTACACCATTTGGATTTACACCGTTTGGTTTTTCACCAGGAGGACGTGCTTGTATTGAAGCAGACACACTAATTAGAACGCCAACTGGTTTGGTTGCAGCAAAAGATATTCAGGTTGGAGATGCTGTATACTCAGTAGGTTTGTCAGAATTGTCAACTGAAGGGGATGCTGGAGATTATGACTACTCAGAATTTTCTAGTTCAGCATTAACTTCAAATGGAATAGTTTCAACAACTGTTGTAAATATTGTTCCATCAACAAAGTATTCAGTTGTATATTTTAATGGAGAATCCCATAGCAAATATTCAATGACACAGCCATTTTTTGCTAAAGTGGGGTCATCCTATGTTGTTAAAAATGCTTCTGAAATAGAAGAAGGAGATATTTTAATAAAAGTTGAACAAGATGGATCTTTTTCAGAAATAGAAATTGTATCTATAACAACTGATATTTCAGAGTCCGTAGTCTATCAGTTTAACTGTGAGCCACAAGACTGGTTTATTGCTGGAGATTATCTAGTACATAATAAGTAAAAATCTCATTTATCTTTATGATATACTATATAAAGAAATGGAGACTAAATGTACGAAAATATTTCTTTAAACAGCACTAGTCAAAATAAAAACGTTCCTCATAAATTTTTTGAAAGAACTTTAGATTCTGACCTAGATAATTTATCAAATTTTTTAATTATACAATCTGAACGTATTAAAAAAGGCGAAATATTAAAAAATGATAAAGATGAAAAGACGCTTTGGGACTCTTCTGGAAGTATAACTACAAGCAAATGGAATAAATATAATGTTTTTCAATTTTATCATCCAGCAATTCATAAATTGTTTAGATCTGTAAGGTCTATGACTATTGAAGCCTGTAAACATTATGATCTTGATTTTGAAAAAGAGGATTTTTGGGTACAAGGTTGGTTTAATGTTAATTACAATCACACCGGAAAACTTGATTGGCACGAACATGGTGGCTCTGGCGCTCCGTGGTTTCACGGTTATTATTCTGTAAAAGCAGAACCATCAACAACTCACTACAAAGTATTTGATAAAGAATTTGAAAATATAAATAAAAATAATAGAGCCATTCTTTCTGAAACTGGCCATCCCCATGCCATGGCTGATTGGGACTGGGAAGGTCCAAGAATAACAATTGCCTATGATGTTATTCCTTTTAAAGGAATTATGCATAATTGGGAACAGCACTGGATTCCACTGGCATGAGTAAACCACAAAAATTTTTTAATGTTGTTTTAGATAATGATTTAAATAGTCTTAAGTCTTATCTAGTTGATATGGAATCTTTAATTTTAGATGAAAATATTCTAAATGTTTCAAAAGAAGAAATGCTTAAGCATGGAAAAGGGATGGGATCTTTAACAAAGTTAGGCATTGATCATTATAATATTTTTACTTTTATTCATCCAGGCATTTATCAACTCTACAAGTCTCTTGGAAAATTAATGAAAGATGTTTGTGAATATTATGAAATAGATATGGATAAAGAAAAATATTTAATTCACGGATGGTTCAATTTAGACCAGGAAACTCCAAATGAAGGAAAAAATGGGGGAGTTAATCCATTAAAGTATCCAAATCATTTTCATGATCATATGAATGGAATTGGCGCACCAGCATTTCATGGATATTACTGTGTAGATGCAGAGCCATCTTCTACTTTTTATAAAATAGACAGAAATGAAGATAAAATTTTTGAAAATGTAAATAAAAACAATAGAGCAATTATTTCAGAAACTGGTCACCCACATGGAAGAGATGATTGGTTTCAAAAAAACCCAAGAATAACAATTGCCTATGATATAGTTCCATCTGCTATGATGTCTGGTGGCAAACCAGGAAAATGGATTCCATTATCATGAAAAATCATTTGAAAAAACAGCATAAATTTTTTTCTAGGGAATTAGATAATGACTTAGAAGATTTATACTCATTTCTGCATAAAGTTAATTACTTAATATATGCCGAGCAATTTTTTAAGATTAATGAGGTTACAGATCATACAATGACTAAATTTCCAAAGGAAATGTTTATTGATAAAAAAGATGGAATTCCATCAATGACAACCGAGTATTACAATATATTTAATTTTAAACATCCAGCATTAATTAATTTATTAAAATCTATAAGATCTATGACTATTGAGGCTTGCGAGTATTATGGTGTAAATTTTGAAGATCAAGACTTTTCTATTCATGGATGGTTTAATTTATATAGTGTAAAAAATAGTACAAATGAGGATATTGAGATAACTGAAGAGATGATAGAAAAAATGCCTTGGCACGATCATGGAGGAGAAGGCTTCCCATTTCTTCATGGCTATTATTCGGTTTCAGCAGAGCCTTCTAAAACATATTATAAAATTTTTGGTAAAGATGTAATTATTAATAATAAAAACAATGTTGCAATTCTTTCAGAAACAGGCCACGCACATGCTATGGCTCCTTGGAATCTTTCAAAGGATAGGATTACAATTGCATACGATATTTTTCCTATTAATAAAAATATAGATCCTATAGAAACCTATAATGATAATAGTTTTGTGTTATTATAAAATCTGGACAGTTTGTTAAACTTTAAAACTCTATACTTTAACTTTAGACAGAGTTTTATAATTTAAAAAACTCTGCTATACTTACACTACTAATTATTCAAATAAATTCGGAGGATTTACGCCTATGTTAGACTTTTTTTCTTTTAAATTATCGCCAGAATTCCTAGAGAGTTATAAACAAACAGAACCTCCTTTTGGATTTAAAGATGCTGCTACTAACTCTTTAGGAGAAATCACTTTTATTCGTACTTATTCTAGGATGAAAGAAGATGGGACTAAAGAAAGATGGCATGAAGTTTGCAAACGTGTAGTTGAAGGAATGTATTCAGTACAAAAAAATCATGCTAAAGAAAATAGACTCCCGTGGAATGATTATAAGGCTCAAAAATCTGCTCAAGAAGCATACGACCGTTTATTTACATTAAAATGGACACCACCTGGTCGTGGTCTTTGGGCTTTTGGAACTCCAATGACTATGGAAAGCCGTAACTCTGCATCTCTTCAAAATTGTGCAATGGTCTCTACCCGTGATATTGACAGAAACGATCCAGGAGCATTGTTCGCTTGGGTTATGGATGCATTAATGTTAGGCATAGGAGTAGGGTTCGATACTCTTGGACAAGATAAAGAAATGTCTATTTACTCTCCAACAGAACCAGAAAATATCTGGGATATTCCAGATACTCGTGAAGGCTGGGTAGATTCTGTAAGAATGCTTTTAAATTCATACCTGCGCCCTAATCAGGCTATACAAAAGTTTAACTATGACCTTATCCGTCCTCTAGGAGCCCCTATAAAAGGCTTTGGAGGGGTTGCCAGCGGCCCAGGACCACTTATTGCATTACACAATAAGATAGATAAAGTAATTGGTGGTAGAGCAGGAGAAACACTTGATTCTCGTGCAATAGTAGATATTGTAAACCTTATTGGCACATGTGTTGTTTCTGGAAATGTTCGTCGTTCTGCTACATTGGCTTTAGGGTTACCAGAAGATAAAGATTTTATTAATTTAAAAAATGCAGAGGTTTTTCCAGATAGAAATTCTTTTGATTCAGAAAATCCAGGATGGGCCTGGATGTCTAATAATTCTATTTCAGCAGAAGTTGGAACAAAATATGAAGACTATGTTGACCTAATTGTAGATAACGGAGAGCCAGGTTTTATTTGGCTAGATGTTGCTCGTAACTATGGACGCCTTGCAGATCCTGCAGATGGAAAAGATTCTCGTATCATGGGATTTAATCCTTGCGCTGAACAACCACTAGAGTCTTACGAACTTTGCACATTAGTAGAAGTTCATCTTAATAGACATGAAGACAAAGAAGATTTTTTACGCACATTGAAGTTTGCATATCTATATGGCAAAACTGTAACACTCATGCCAACACACTGGCAAACCACAAATGGAATTATGCAACGTAATCGTCGTATTGGAACATCTTTAACTGGAATTGCATCTTTTGCAGACACTAAAGGTATGCCAACGGTACGACAATGGATGGATGAAGGGTATCGAAAGATTCGCTCATATGACCATAGTTATTCGGAATGGCTATGCGTTAGAGAGTCAATTCGTGTAACTACCGTCAAACCTTCTGGCTCTGTTTCATTGCTTTCTGGTGCTACTCCAGGAGTTCATTGGGGTCCAGGAGGAGAATTTTATCTTCGTGCTATAAGGTTTGGCAATACAGATCCAATGATGCATTTATTTAAAGCAGCAGGATATAAAATTGAAGATGATGTAGTATCAGCAAACACTTCAGTAGTATATTTCCCAGTAGCATCTGGGCACCCAAGATCTGAAAAAGATGTAAGTCTTTTTGAAAAAATTGGTCTAGCAGCAACTGCTCAAAAATATTGGTCAGACAATGGGGTATCTGTAACACTTTCATTTGATAAAGAAACAGAGTCTAAGTTTATTGCTCCCGCCTTACACATGTACGAGGGGCAATTAAAAGCAGTATCATTCTTGCCCATGGGAAATAAAACATATCCACAGCAACCTTATACTCAAATAACCAAAGAAGAATATAATTCTTATGTTGGAAAAATTGGAAAGATTGATTGGTCTGCTATTTACGATGGCGTAAAAAATTTAGAAGCACAGGGCGAGGCTTATTGTAGTACAGATGCCTGCGAAATTAAGTTTTACTAAGGAGATAAAATGAATTATCAAATAATAAATGTAGCAACAGCAGAAAACTTAGAACTAATTGGCAAATTTGTTGATTCAGTTAAATTTAATACTAAAGAAGATCATATCCCATTACATGACCCTCTATTTAGCCAAGAAGGAATAAACTTTGACATAACCACTTATGGAGATATGCCAAGAGAGGTTGTTTCTATCTTTGAAAAATATTGTAATGCAATACAGGAAGCCGTTTCTCAAATGTCTGGAATTAAATATGACCCACCTATTTTAGGAAAGAGTTATATTATGAGATATGCCCCAGGAAAAAATATTTCAGCAGGTCATTCAGCAGATAGGCCTGAAAATGTGTTTAGGTCAATTATAAAGTGGAATGATTGCCATGATGGAGGAATCTTTAAATTTAATAACTATAAAATTGCAAAAAATTTGATTGCTGGAGATTGTATAATTTTCCCAGAAACTGAGGAATTTTCAAGAGAGATTACTACTGTTGAAAAAAAACCAATGTTTATATCTGATTTTTGGAATGCTCCAACTGGACAGTCTCCCTATCCAGGTTTAAAGTATGAGGACATCTATTGGGGAAATCCTCTTTGGGAAAACCGTTAATATGATAAAATAGACTAACAATGTCTATTAAATCTAATTTATATGCAGAAAAAATTTTTGCAGAGCACCCCATAGGTCTTTGGTCATTAGACGATGACGTCGATTATCTATCTTTAATTTCCAATACACAAAGAAATTTAATAAACTGGGACTTTGTTGGTGCGAATGTCATATCTAGTAGCCAAGATTTAAACAAGCCTTTTGCAAACAGCATACTGAACTTAGTTGAATTTGACGATTTTGTTGGCACAGAAAAAGAAATTAAATTTGTCGGGGATGATTTAGAAAACTTAAATGAACTAAACTTTGATTTAGAAACTCTAACTACAGGATGTTATATCTATACAGATAGCCCATACTTGAAATCAGTATCAATTGGGTTTGAATATAATGATACTTCTTCTGCTGAAACTATTGAAAAGGTTACTCAGTACTCTTCTGGTATTTTTGGAAAATGGATTTTTATTTCTCACACCTCAATATTTCCAGATCAAGTTACATCCTTTAGACCAATATTAAAAATAAAATTTGAGGGAGGGGCTGCTTCTACAGATAGTTATCAAATTTTTACTAATGGAATAACTGTTGCACAATGTTCTGAAAATTTTAATACAACTTCTTTAGGACAGACAGTTTCTCCATTTCCATCCAACATTGGATTAACTGGGATAGATGGCGTTGTAGACTTAAATTCTTATGCTTTAGGTATAAAAAATGGATATTATTTAGTAAATAATAATAGTTTAACTGCAAAAAACTCAAGCATTCCGATGGTCTATGGATCTGACAGTATTACAAAAATTATTCCAAATGAAAATAATCCATCACTAATTATTCCAGGTTTTGGCTTTCTAAATGAAACTGGAAGATATAAAGAATACACAATAGAGATGTGGATAAAAATTAGCCCTGACTCAAATACCGCATTAAGAATTTTTGGACCAATTGGGTCAACAGATGGCTTATATGTAGAAGATGGCTTTATAACTCTTGTCATTGGAAAACATTTTGCATCTCACTATGTTGGAGAATGGTACAGGCCAATGCTTGTTCAAATAAAACTTTCTTCAAATAATGCTTCATTATTAATAAATGGAGAACAAGTTATTGCTTTAAATATTGATATGTCAAATATAGATTTGCCATTAGAGTTTAATGAGTCTAACAAAGAATTAGACTGGCTAGGCTTTTATTCTTATGAAAATGTTTATCCCTATGAGATAGATTGTATTGCTATTTATTCGTACCTAGTTGCAGACCTTGTGGCAAAAAAAAGATGGGTTTATGGTCAAGCAGTAACCTCTCCCGAAAGTATCAATTCGGCATATGGAGCAACGTCAGCATATATTGATTATCCGTTTGCAGAATATGCGGCAAACTATACATATCCAGATATAGGAAAGTGGTCACAGGCAACAACCGACAATCTTTCTATTACAGCAAAAACTATGTCTCTTGCAAAATACAATCTGCCAACAATGTTTTTAGATGATTATACAAATGAAAAATTTTTAAATGACAACTCTTTAGTTCAAAACGAGTCCGTTAATTATTTTACATTTAGGCCAAATGAAGACTGGAATAATAAAAAAACATATGCATATTTTGATAATTTTTCTATCATAAAAGAAGACATTCATGGCCTTGTCGGAGTCATAAAGTTTGAAGAGGCATCGGAAGATATACAAACAATTTTTGAAATCTACAATATTGACAATGGAAATTATTTTAAAGCAACACTCGAAGATGACGTAATAAAATATTATTTTTCATATAACAATAACGTTATAGTGCTAAATGAAAGTGCTTCGGTATTGCCAAATGCATATTTACCAATAGGTTTTAAGTTAGCAAAAATGATTGAATATTTTGGCTCTAACCTATCAACATTTTTTGGAAGTAAAAATAGGTTAAGAGTTTATTTGGGGGCAAATCATAGTGGTCTTGAAAATTTTAAAGGCAAATTTTATAAATTTCATATTTTTAGCAATTATAACTCAAGTTTGGTTTCTAGCCTATTTGAAATAAACGGCTTAGCAGATGTAGAAGCCGGAAATAGTTTTATGGCCCACACATCTACGTATACTTTAATTCCTGAATTAAGATACAACAAATTTTATTTAGACACAGCATCTGCTGGGTATTGGGAAGACTACATACCTTTATCATATTTTGGTTCTTATATTGATGACCTAGAAGGAAAAAACCATTACGATCTTGATTTGTTACAGTTCAATATTGATTATCCATCCCCTACAGTTATTTATTCTACAGAGCAACAAGCGCCATGGGATTATAATGATTTAGAACTCAGATATGATCATACTGTTCAACAATCTTACAACCAATTAGATAATGCTCTTTTTTCTGGCTGGGAAAACTATGAGGACATTGAGCAACAGTCTATTAAATCATATTTTTATAATACAGACAACTCTGCAGTCAAAAGTTATATAAGTATTCAATATATTACGGCAGGGGCTAATAAGAACTTAAATGAGTTTTCTATTGTCCAAGCATTAAGAAATGATAAAATATTAGATATATCTAATTATTCAAATTGGCAAAATACAGTTTTTGAGGTTGCAGATAACACAATTATTTATCCGCCAACAGGTGTAGATTTTAATTTATTAGCGGTTGTTGTTCATTTAGTTTTTAATTTAAAAGGAACTCAAAACAAAAATCTAGGTTTAAAAAAATTAGAAATTGCATCACAAGCATTTGACCATAACAGTGCAACTAAAATTGGAACAAGGTTTGGAACTCCAATATACCCATACAAAAAATCTGGAATTTATTATGACTATAAAGCAAAAAACCCAATTAGTATTTTTAAAGAAAGTGTTCCGTACTTATACTCAACAAGAAAAAGTGGAATAGAGGTAAGAGGATCGTTTCACCCATACGTAAATAGAGGTATTGGAATTCCAATAAATAGCAGCCTTTCAAATAATTATCGAGTAACTGCCTTACAAATGTGGCTAAGATATGATTTTGATAAGTTTCCTTATGGTGCAACGCAAGTTTTTGAGTTAGAACATAAAAATGACATAATTCAATTTTTTGTTTCTGCCTCCAGTCAAAGGGGAAATAGAGGAAAATTGTTTGCAGTCAATAAGGCAACTGGGCAACAAGTAAATGGGCTTGCATTTTATATTAATGGAAACTTAGTAAAAGATCCAATTTTAGAAGCAAAAGAGTGGTCTGTTATTGGTGTTTCTTTTGCAAGTAGCATTAATATGGATAACTTTTTGGGGCATATAAATTTAAATGGGCCCTTTGTATTTAATAACATTGCCAGTTATCAATCTACTGCTTTGCAAGAGATTCAGAGCAAAGTCTACAGGCCGTGGCTTAGAGTAAAAAATAGTGGGTCCTCAGACTTATATTGGACATATTGGTATACATCTTATAATTGGGACGGGGTGTTGGTTTTGTCCTCTTCAGAATTATATGGAGTAAACCCAGCAAGCGTATATGAAGCATATATTGGCAGAAATAAATTTGTCATCGATAGCAATACTTCTGAAAGTTTGAATTTTATTGCAGATTCTGTTAAAATATATTCTGAAATGTCTTGGCAAACACAAACCGTAACACCAGTCTAATATGGTATACTGATGGTTATGAATTTAAATAATAAGCCTAAAAAGAGTAAAGCCTTGCCTAAAATGAAGGGCCAAGTTGGAGAGTCTCGTATAAAAGTAATTGATAAATACTATGATTGGGGCCTTTATGTTTATAAGAAATCAAATGGAAAATGGTTTACCGATGGAACTGGATCTGTTTTAAATATTCCCGCTATGAAAGGGGACATATCAAAAATATCAGAATTAAAAAATGCCGCAAAACACTATGGAGACCCAGGAGACGGTGAGTGCATTTTTGTTCCAGGTTTAAATAGAATTTCAGAAGAAGAATATTCAGAACAAAAAGACAGAATGTCTCAAGGGCTAATACCAAATATGAACGATTTAGGAGCAGTGCACGCAGCGCAGCAAACAGTAAAGAAATGGGGATCAGACGACTAATGAGTGAAGAAACGCAATACAATATTGGTGCAAGCATTGATGAGTTAGTTGATATAAATGATCAATTTAAAAAAAGCGATCCTTTTAATAAAACTTGGGATGAATTAAAAAATTTAACTGGTTTAGATAATAATTTTAAAAGACGTGCTGCAAGAATGTCCAAAGTAGAAGCAAGTCCAGCATACATGAATAGTGCTCTTGCAATTAGTTCAGGACGTGATGACGCAAAATCTAAAGAAATTAATCCAGGAGTTTTGTATAGAAATGCTTATGGTTTATTTGATGTTATTACCCCACCATGGAACGTTTATGAATTGGCAAATTATTACGATACATCTTTTGCTAACCATGCAGCAATCGATGCAAAAGTAGAGAATATTGTTGGACTTGGTTACAAATTTGAAATTTCTCCCAGAACAATGTTAAAACTAGAAGCATCTATGGATACTGCATCAACCGACCGTGCTCGTAAAAGAATTGAAAGATCAAAAATTGAACTTACAGACTGGCTAGAAAGTTTAAATACAGATGATTCATTTACAACAACTATGGAAAAAGTTTATACAGACGTGCAAGCAACAGGAAATGGTTACCTAGAAATTGGAAGAACTACAAGAGGAGAAATTGGGTATGTTGGACATATTCCTGCAACAACAATGCGTGTGCGTCGCATGCGTGATGGTTTTGTTCAAATTATTGCAAACAAGGTAGTTTATTTTAGAAATTTTGGGGCTAAAAATCCTAATCCAGTCACACTAGACAATCGTCCAAATGAAATTATTCATTTAAAACAATACTCTCCATTAAACACATTTTATGGAGTGCCAGATATTATTTCTGCCATTTCTTCATTACATGGAGATCAGTTGGCATCTCAATACAATATAGATTATTTTTCTAACAAGGCTGTTCCAAGATATGTTGTTACATTAAAAGGAGCAAAACTTTCTTCAGATGCTGAAGATAAGATGTTTAGATTTTTGCAGACAAATTTAAAAGGACAATCTCATAGAACTCTTTATATTCCTCTTCCCGGAGATAGCGATAACAATAAGGTTGAGTTTAAAATGGAGCCAATTGAAAATGGTATTCAAGATGGTTCTTTTAAAGAATACAGAAAACAAAATCGTGATGATATTTTGATTGCTCATCAAGTTCCATTATCAAAATTAGGGGGATCTGATTCTTCTGCAATTGCAGCAGCCCTATCCCAAGATCGTACATTTAAAGAGCAAGTTGCAAGACCAGCACAGCGCCAAATAGAAAAAATGATTAATAAAGTTATTCGTGAAAAAACTGATATTTTAGAATTTAAATTTAACGAACTAACACTTACAGATGAAATTGCTCAATCTCAAATTCTTGAAAGATACGTAAAGACTCAAGTTATGCTTCCAAACGAAGCAAGACAGCAACTTGGACTCCCTCAAGCGCCACATGGAGATGAACCATTTCAATTAAAACCACAAGACGCAGCAAATGACACTGCAAATCGACAAAGAGATTCTGAAAGAACAAATACTCAATCTGACGGGGCAGCAACAGTTTCTGGTAGAAATCCAAAGGGTTCTGGCAGAGCGTCTCAATAATTGAGATATTGTAAAAAAAGTGCCTTATACTATACAGTAAGATGATTATAACTAAGGCCCAATGGAACACTGAGGGCGAGCAACTTCGACTTTCAATGCCTTTTAGTAAGGTAGATAAAGAAAGACGCACAGTTTCAGGCTTTGCCACATTAGATAACGTTGACAAACAAGATGACATTGTTACAACAGAAGCAAGTTTAAAAGCATTTAAAAAATTTCGTGGAAACATTCGTGAAATGCATCAGCCATCTGCTGTTGGAAAAATGGTTTCGTTTAAAGAAGATAAATATTATGATACAAAATCAGAAAAAATGTACAACGGAGTTTTAGTTTCTGCATATATTTCAAAGGGTGCACAAAATGCATGGGAAAAAGTTTTAGATGGAACATACACAGGATTTTCAATAGGTGGAAAAATGAATAAATGGGACGAAGCATATGACGATCAAGTACAAAAACAAATTAGAGTTATTAAAGATTATGATTTAGTAGAATTGTCACTAGTTGATAGTCCAGCAAACCAATTTGCAAATATTGTTTCTGTAGAAAAAGTAGATGGTGTAGATATTGTAAAAGGTATGGATACACCAATTGAAAATGTTTTTTGGGATAAAGAATCTGGAATTGTTATGGTTTCAGAAAATGAATCAGAATTAAGCCCTACCTCTGGTATTCAAATGCAAAACATAGGTTTCGTTGAAAAAACAGACAACGAGAAAACAAGCATGATCAAGTTCTTAGTTGAAAGTGCTAATGGCACAAGTATTTCTAAGATAGACAAGGAGGAAAATCCTATGGCAAAAACAACAAAAAAAGAAGCAACAGAAATTGTTGAGAAATCTATTGCTACTGTTGAAGATGTTCAGGTCGCTCCACAAGAAGATGCCGTAGTTGAAGTTGCTGAAGTTACAAAATCAGAAGATGTTGTAGCAGAAACAATTTTAACAACCGAGCAGGCTGTGGTAGCAGAAGTAACTAAGGCAGAAGAGCCAACAGTTTCAGAAGTTACTAAGTCTGAAGAGGTAGTTTCTGAAGTTAAGACTGAAGAAGTATCTAAGTCTGATGTAGTAATTGCAGAAGCAGTTACAGAAATCAACAATACTCTCACATCAGCCTTTGGCGATCTAGTTGCAACCGTTAAGTCTCTGCAAGAGCAGGTTAATGCAATTACAAAATCAATTGGAGCAGTAGCACAAGATGTTTCTGCAACAAGAGATGAGTTTAATGAATTTGGAAAGCGTGTAGATGCCGTTGAAGCAGATACAGCATTCCGAAAATCTGGCGATCTCGGTGAGATTGTTCAGGAACAACCAGAAATGGTTGAGAAATCCCTATGGGGCGGACGTTTCCTCAAAACAGCCGATCTATTTAGATAAATCACTTAGGAGGTGTAATAATGTCGGAAGAAATTAAGAAAAACCAGCCAGGTACAAGCGGACAACTGGGCGGAACAACTCCAGGCCTTTACCAAGGTCAGGGTGCATTCGCATCAGGTTCAGACGCAGCAGCAAACGTACCGGGAAATTACGGTGATGGTGGAGAACTTGGAAATATTCCAGTCGCACTAGCAGGCGTAACAACAGGCGCAAACGCAGTAAACCCTTCAGGTGATGTCGGAAGCGGTATTCTTCGTCCAGAACAAGCACGTCGTTTTATTGACTATGTTTGGGACGCAACAGTACTTGCTCAAGATGGTCGTCGTGTAACAATGAAGGCTAACACCATGGAACTTGAAAAAGTTAACGTTGGTGAGCGTGTAATCCGTGCTGCTTCACAAGCAGTTGGTGACTACACTAACGCAGGAGCAACATTCAGTAAGGTAGAACTTACAACCAAGAAGATTCGTCTAGATTGGGAAGTTGCAGCAGAAGCACTAGAAGATAACATCGAAGGTGCACAACTAGAAGACCACATCGTTCGTCTTATGACAAACGCATTTGGTAATGACATTGAAGATCTAGCCATTAATGGTGACGGATCAACAGGATCATTCCTTTCAATTATGGATGGTTTCGTTAATAAGGTCAAGACAGATGGAGATGCTCACGAGTCAGAAGTGACCGTAGTAGATAATGCTTGGACAACAGGCGTTATGCAAGATATCATCCTAGCAATGCCACGTAAGTATCGTGCTATCAAGCAGAACCTAAAGTTCTATGCTGGTACAGATGCTTTCCAAGGTATTGTTAAGAATAATGGTACTCTTGCAGATGCTGTTGCAGAGGCTTTTGCTGGTCAAGTACCAGGAAGCACTCAAGCAAATCGTCAAGACTACCTAGATGGAATGGGCCAAACATTCGGTGGAGCACGTACAACTCGTGTTCTTGGTGTTGCGGTTCAAGAAGTTCCTTACTACCCTGCAGGCTATGTAGATCTTACATTCCCAGCAAACCGTGTATGGGGTTTCCAACGTGATATCACTGTTAACCGTGAGTACAAGGCAAAGAAAGACACTGTAGAATATACAGTATTTGTTCGCTTTGGTATTCAATGGGAAGAGCAGGATGCAATTGCGTTCGCTGACGCTGCTTCAGATTCTTAATCTGTAAACAGTTTTTGGGGGATGAGAGTTAATTCTCTTGTCCCCCTTTTCTATTTATAATGATATAATACAAGAAGGAGGATACTATGTCTGATGTTAAACAAAAAAATATACAATCCCTTGGACCAATTGCTGATAATGTATTTGGTACTGTTGTTGCATCTTCAGAGTCATTCTCAGAAATCAAAGAAAAAAAAGAAAAGCCCGTAAAAGACAACGTAGCCATATATTCTAACAAAAACATATACTCTTCAGGTTTTGGAAAAATATTAAAAGGCTACAACATAGTAGAAAGAATTAATGCTGAAAAATGGCTTACAAGGCCAGGGATTAGAATTGCAAGTCCAGAAGAGGTAGCAAAGGAGTACGGTCTATAACATGGATATATTAAGAGTTCCTACATACCCTAAAGTAACTACCTGGGATGTTCCAGATGCAAATAGTGACTATACAATTTACGTTGAAGATTTGGCAGATCATGTGTTACAGAGTTCAAATGTAACATCTACGACAGGCTCTAAAGTTACATATGCATTTCCCCAGTCAGATTTATTATTGGATAGAAATTTTTTGTTTCAAGTATTAGACGAAGATGAAAACATTGTTATAGAGGACACAATAGAAATAAAAAGACCATACATTGACCCAAACCTGCTTGGATCAACCGCATCTGAAGTATCAGAATACACACAGTTAGAGATGATTGCTAGATCAATTATAGATACAGTTGTCCAGGGTGGTTTTTATAATTCAAAAGAAATAATTCAAGGAGTCGGTCAAGGCTCTGATTATTTTAGTATTTGGAAAAGGTTTAACAAAATTTTAAAAGTATACGAAAATAATATTTTAATTTATGATTTTGAAACTCCAGATGACAACATATACACATTTAATATTACAGCCGACAACTCAGGAATACAACGTTATTTTGATTCACAGTATAACCGTGTTGAACAAGGTTCAATTGTGTTACCACCAGCATACGGAGATTTGGGGTCTGTTGGAAGTGGAAGAATTGTAGACTTCCCAAGAGGATATGATTATATTTTTGTTTTAGACGCAGGATATAAAACAGTTCCCGAAGATGTAAAATATGCCACTACTTTATTAATAGAAGATTTAAAATGTGGAAAATTAGATTACTACAAAAGATATGTTACTTCATACGACACAGATCAATATAAAATTCAATTTAATAAGAAAATTTTAGAAGGTACTGGAAACATGATAGTTGATAAAATTTTAGACAAATATGTAACCAATATTGTCAAACCTGGAGTGATTTAATGTTATGCGAACCAAATGACTTTATACATCCAATGTGTGCAGATATTTATTATGCAATATCTACCCAAGGTGGTTATGGAGAAATAAAAAAAGAATGGCTAGTCGATAGAACAATTGCCTGCAATGCTGCCCCTTCTACTAGAAAAAATATTGAAGAATTAGATCCAAAAATGATTTCTCAACTTAACAACAAACTAATTGCAAGATCCTCAACAGATCTAAGAATTTCATCTCTTGATAAGCCATATGCAATTACTGACATATTGATTACAAACGTAAGAGATATGCATGGAAATATGATATATAAAGAAACATCTGGTATTCGTTCTGGAAAAGGTACAATCTATGAAATTGCAACAATACAGCCCTTTGTCGGCCCTTTTGGAAACGTAGAGTCATATCAGATGGTTTGGAGACGTACCGAAAGCCAAGCGTCGGTAGATTAATGTTAGTTAGGTTAAATACTAAACTTTTTCAAAAACAACTAGACAATATGGTTGAGTACTCCTTTGGATTTTTAGAAGGAGCCGAAGATGGCAAAAAAATATTTTTAGATAATCTTGCAAGGGGAACTATTGAGGGATTAAAATTATACATAGACGCTATGGCAAGAGGTAACCCACAAGCATTGCACCACGTATATGAATGGTACCAAACAGGCAATAGGGGACAAAGATTGTTTGACATTGAATATAGAGTAACAAGTCTAGGAATATCTATTACTTCTAAATTTAGACAATCTCAATCTATTCAATCTGGATCTTATGAACCATTTTATAATAAGGCAAAAATTATGGAAGAAGGAGTTCCTGTTGTTATAAAGCCAAAGAATAGCAATGTCCTTGTTTTTGAGGACGACGGAGTCACAGTATTTACTAAAAAAACAATAGTTAATAACTCCCCTGGAGGAAGAGAGGTTAAAGGGTCTTACGAAAAAGTATTTGATGGATTTATGAACACATACTTTGCTCAATCATTTTTAACCTCAACAGGCCTTTATCAATACCTAGATAATCCTAAGATATATAAAAAGAATTTTACAGCAGGAATTAAAGGCGGTAGGTCAGTAGGAAAAGCAACGGGATTTAAATGGATGGTTAATGCAAAAGTTGAGGTAGAATAGTAATATGGTACTCGCCAGAGCAAACTTTGATTTTCCAGCATCATATATCAATGAGTATTTGCATGAGCAATTTAGTAAATATGAAGATATAAACATGGCTATAAATCCAAATGTACCATCATATATTCCATTTTTGCCTGCAGCACAAGCAGTTAATATTTCAGACATTTATCAGGATTTACAGACATCGGCAAATGAAAAACTTCCTGCTGTTTTATTTTATGACCGAATGATGCGCCTAAGATCTAGCGCTTTTCCAGTAGGCAAAAGAGAGCAAGTTTTGTATACAGTATACGGAGATATTGAAAGTTGTACTAATATTGGAAATGTAATGCTAGCGGTCCTAGATCGAGAAGACTACTCTGCTCAAGATTTAAATAAATGGATGACCGATAACAAAGCAAGCCTTGTTGCAAAAGAGTTACCCATGAAAGTATTTTTTAGAAGCATCAGGGTCTTTCAAGCAGACGAGTCTCAAGACTTGGTTGAGTTGGACGGATACAGAAGGGGAAGTGTTCACAAGTACATAGTAGAATACGACTATCATCTAAAAGACAATATAGACTTTCTTGAATTTGATAGGCCATTACATCCACAATGGCCACAAGAAGAATCATAATAAAAGGCTGTATAATTATGGATGAGGAAACAAATCGTCCATATACTAACCACAAAAAGAGGTGAATAAATGGCATATACAAGAGGTACATCTAGCGATATTATCGTTGGCGCTGCTGCACTGTTTACAGCAGATAGTACATTAACACCAGGAACTGTCCCTGCTTTCGTTTCAACTGAGTCTTACAAAACGACTCTATCTAATAGCGCTAATATCGCTGGCGGAATTGAAAACGTAGGATATACAAGTAATGGTATTGAAATCACATTCCAACCTGATTTCGGCGAAGTTCAAGTAGACCAAATTCTTGACGTTGCAAAACTTTACAAACAAGGTATGCAAGTAACACTTGCTACTTCTTTTGCAGAAGCAACTCTAGAAAATCTATTGTTCTCAATCGCAGGACAAGGCGATGATCTTTCAGGCAGCAAAACAACATCTGCAGGACGCACACTCAACCTCGCTTCTGGCGATATCGGTGAATGTCCAGTAGAGCGTGCTTTGATTGCAGTAGGTCCAGGAACAGGTGATTGTGACGAGTCATCTAGCGTTGAGCGTGTTTATGTTGCATACCGTGCACTTTCTATTGAAAATGTTACAGTATCAGCAAAGCGTGACACAGCAACAATGTTTGATGTTACTTTCCGTCTTCTACCAGAAGACTCAACAGGATCTTACGGAAAAATTATTGACCGTACAATCCAAGGTTCATAAAAAACTTAATAAAGAAAAGAAGGGCCCACTAGTCAAACTGGTGGGTCTTTTTTTTGATATAATGGAATTATGGCAAACACTGTTTATGATATTAAAAATGTATACTCTGTTGATAATTTTGAAATAGAAGTTAGTCCTTTAAAAATTAAATATTTAAGGGAATTTATGGATACCTTTCAATTAGTCAAAGATACTAATGGCGATGATGAAGCCACAGATGTTTTGATTGAGTGCATTAGAATATGCATGAAACAGTTTCATCCAGAATGGTCTAAAAATAAAAAAGATGTAGAGGACAATTTTGACATGCCGACAATATTTGAAATATTAGATGTAGCAGCAGGGATCAAAGTCAATAAAGACTCAAAAGATTCCGTGGCAAAAAACGTTACAGAGGACAAATCGGTTTGGGCAGATCTAGATTTAGTAAAATTAGAATCAGAAGCATTTTTGCTGGGAATATGGAAAGACTACAATGAATTAGAAACTTCTATATCTATGCCAGAACTAATGGCCATTCTTAAATCAAAAAGAGAAGTTGATAATGAAGAGAAAAAATTTCTTGCTGCTATCCAGGGTATTGATTTAGATAAGAATAAACCACAAGAAGAAGACCCCTGGACTAAGTTAAAAAATAAAGTATTTAATGGCGGAAGACAAGATAATGACATTCTTACCTATAAAGGCGACAAAGCGAGGAGAGCAGGCTTTGGCATTGGCATGGGGTTAGATTATGAAAATCTAAATTAATGTATAAAAAAACAAGGTTTTGTGATATAATTAAGTTCAACCTAAACAGGAAGGGAAGTATATGCCAACAGTAAAATCAGAAGGAACAGAACTCGTCTTGATGGATGGAACAAAGATTAGTGTTAGACCACTAAAACTTTCGTTGTTAAGACCATTTATGAAGAAGTTTGAGCAGGTCGCAGCAGTAGCCGAAGATAATGATAAGTCTATGACATTACTCGTAGAATGTGCTCAAATTGCTATGGAGCAATTTAGTCCTGAATTATCTAAAGACATTGATAAGTTAGAAGAAATATTAGATCTTCCAACAACTTATAAAATTATTGAAGCAGCCTCTGGAATTAAATTAGCAGATGCAAATGCTCTTTTAAATACAGTACTTGCAAATAACGAATAAATAAACGGGGTGTAAATGAATGGCTGATGTAAACGCTAAAATTGGCGTAAGTATAGATGCATCCGCCGCTTTAGCAGAATTAAAAAGTTTACAGAGGCAACTAGCAGCCTTTCATTCATCTCTATCAAAAGGCAGCGCAGCCTCTGTCGCAGCGCAAAAAAATCTATCTACTAATCTTTTAAATTCAATTAATGCTACGGGCAAATTTACTGCCCAAATGGGATTAGTAAGAAGTTCTACAGAATCCTTTACTCACTCACTTGAAACAAACAAACTTTCAATGCGTGAGTATTTCCGTTATGCAGGCGGATCTACCAGAACTTTTGGAAAATTATTTAAACAAGAATTTAACACTATCGGGAAAGTTGCTGAAGAACGTGTTAAAAAGATGCAGACTCAATATATTAAAATGGGTCGTGATGCATCTGGAGCAATTAAGGCAATGTCAATTACTCCAAGAACATTGGACATGAATGACTATGCAACTAAAACAGCGCTAGCAGCACAGAAACAAGCATTATTTAATCAACTATTAAAGCAAGGATCTACAAATCTTTTAAATTTTGGTAAAAACACTCAGTGGGCAGGTCGTCAATTAATGGTAGGTTTTACAATACCACTTGCATATTTTGGAACAGCAGCATCAAAAACATTTATGGATCTTGAAGCACAAGCCATTAAATTTAAACGTGTCTATGGAGATATTTTTACAACTGCAGATGAAACTAATAAAGCATTAAAAGAAATACAACTTCTTGCTGAAGGGTTTACTAAATATGGTGTCGCAGTTACTGAAACTATGGAAATGGCTGCCAAAGCAGCAGCAATGGGTAAAACTGGAGCAGACCTTACAGCACAAGTAGCACAAGCAACTCGTCTTGCAGTTCTTGGCGGGGTAGAACAAGAACAAGCACTAGAAACGACCATATCAGTAACAAACGCTTTTGGAATAGCAGCAGAAGACCTAGCAAGTAAAATTAACTTCCTTAACGCAGTAGAAAACCAAACTGTAGTATCTATTGAAGATTTAACTGTTGCAATCCCCAAAGCAGGCCCAGTAATAAAACAACTTGGCGGATCTGTTGAAGATTTAGCATTTTTCTTAACCGCAATGAAAGAAGGAGGAATTAATGCATCAGAAGGCGCTAACGCACTTAAGTCTGGTCTTGCATCATTAATTAATCCAAGCAAAAAGGCTAGCGAAATGTTGGCTGGTTTTGGAGTTAACATTAAAGCAATTGTTGAGGGCAACCAAGGCAATATTAGAGAAACAGTTGTAGATTTTGCTCAGGCATTAGACACACTAGATCCGCTAAATCGCTCCCGTGCAATTGAACAACTATTCGGCAAGTTTCAATTTTCACGTTTATCAACACTATTTCAGAACATAACAAAAGAAGGCACTCAGGCTTCTAAGGTCTTAGGCCTTGCCTCAGCGTCAATTGAAGAACTTGCAATTTTATCTGAACGAGAATTAAAGACTGTAGAAAATGCTATAGGAACTGACTTTAGAGAATCTGTTGAAAAATTAAAAGTTGCAATTGCGCCAATAGGAAAAACATTTTTGCAAGCCGTAACTCCTATGGTAAAGGTTATAGGATCCTTATTAGATAAATTTGATAATTTGAGTGAAGGTACTAAAAAGTTTATTGTTGTAGCAGGAACTTTAGTTGGAGTTATTGGCCCTGTGTTGTTAATGACATTTGGTTTAGTTTTAAATGCTACGGCAAATATTGTTAAATTGTTTGGAACACTAAGGGCTGGATTTTTAAAATCTGGGGCTAGTACCAAAGTTTTGGCTGATCAAACAAATTATTTAAATTCAGAACAACTAGAAGCAGCAACAGTTGCAACTTCATTGGATCAGGCGCACAACAGACTTACTCAATCATTTACAATAGAAGCAGTAGCAGTTCAAGCATTAAGAAAAGCATATATTGACGCAACAGTAGCAGCAGCAAATTTTGCCAGAACAAATCCAGGAATGATGAATCCAGGATTTAGAAATCTTGGCCCTAAGAAATTTGCATCAGGCACAACTGGCGTTGTCGGTGGAACTCCAGGAAAAGATTCTGTCCCATCTTTATTAATGCCAGGAGAGGCTGTTATTCCTACAGATACTGCACAAGATAATAGATATAAACCACTTGTGGCAGCGCTTGTTACTGGAAAAATTAAAAAATACGGAAAGGGAACTGTTTCTGCAGGAGATGACTATACTCACGTAGGCGGGGGAAGATTAACAAATATAGATGACATAATTGCACAAGGAAGACTAACAGAAAATGAAAAACTTCAAGCCCAAGTATATAGAGATGTGTTAAAAGCAACAGGAAAATCTCCAGAAGCAAGAGCATATGGTTCTTTAGCACTTTCATTTGATCCTAACCTAAATAAAGGTTTGGCAACAAGAAATGGTGTGTCGTTAGGCGATTTTGAAAGAGAATGGGCAAGTCGCCCAAACAAGTGGGCACCTTCAGGACTAACTTCATCACAAACTCAAGCAATTGATTCAGCAATGATGGATCAAATAAGAAGATCTCCAAGGGTTACTGATGCTGTTATAGAAAATGCTTTTAAGAATGTTCCTGACAATATTAAATCTACTCCAGCATATCAAAAAATGCTAAGTCAGTATGACAGAATTGGCGGATACTCTTTAGGAAAAGGATTAGGGTCTACCCCTCAAACTAGCGCTCAAGTTTTAGAGCAAGCAAAACGTGCTGGGATTATTAAAGATTTTAGAGTTGAAACAAGACAAAGACAATCTGGAGCAACTGGAACAAAGAGTCTTATTGTTACAACTAATGATGGAAAAGAGGTAAGTCTTGGTCGTGGGTCAAAGGCCAATAGAATTTATTTTTCAGATAAATCTTTAGCAAAAGGCTACCAATCTACAGCATCTACTCTGGCAGTAGCCAAAGGAGAAATTTATCAAACTAAAGATGGAAAAACTGGCGTAGTTGGTGGACAAACTGGAGAACCAAAACCAAGTGGTAAAACAATAACAGCAAATCCAAGAGATACAAGACTTATGCCTACATCTAATTTGGCAAGAATTTTTCCATACGGCGTCAAGGGTCCAAGATTTTCTGGTGCAATGGGTGGAGCAGAAGATTCATCCTTAATGACTGGAAAATCATTTTCACAAACTGCAAGTGGCCTATATGTTCCAGAATCTAAACTTATTGATGCAATAGAAAAAAATACTGATTCATCTAAAGAAAATACACAAAATGATAAACAATCAAAAAGAGAAGCAAAAGCACAAAGAATGAACCGTATGACCAGCATAGCAGGTCCAATGTCTATGGTTGCAGGAACTGCTGCAATGGCTGGTTATGCCACAGGAAATACTGGTTTAGGAAATGTTGCTATGGGAGTTTCTGGGTTAGCAATGATTGCTCCAATGCTTGCAAATCCACTAGGTGCAGCAGCAGCAGGATTAACAGCGTTAGCAGCATCTGTTGTTCTTATTAGAAGGGCATTTGATAGCGCACAAGATAGTGCTATGAAAATGTCTGAGGCGATGGGAAGTGGAGATAAGGCAATACAAGATCTTGCTATATTTTCAAACAGGGTAAGTGCTGGAGAAATTATGGATAGAAGAAGGGGGAATCTTCTTAATCCTTTTGCAGTCCAAACTGGTAAAACAACATTTGGCGAAAACTTTGTTAAGTCTGAAACAGGCAAATCTATGGTGTCTGGTGTTTCTGAATCTATTAAAACTGGGGGGACTCAATCTGCACAGGGGCAATTATTAAATCAGTTAGCAACCGGAATTGCTGCGGGCGCAATTAATCCAGCACAAGCCAGAAGTATTGCTGCCAACATAGCATCAGAAATAGGAGACTATTCATTTGGAATTAGTGTTAATGCAAAACTTATAGATTTGATTGGCGTTAATGGAGAAAATCTAATGAAAGACCCATTAAAGTTAAGAGTAACGCTGATGGAAGAATCACGTCAAGGTTTGGCAAAACAATCAAAACTTTTATCATCTGCTGGAGCAGGAGCAATGACAAAAACACAAACAAAGGTTGGCGCAATAGGTTTAGGTGCAATGGGTGCGATTGGCGGTGGAGTGTTAGGGGCTACAGCAGTTGGTGCCACTGCTGGATCAGTTGTTCCAGTTGTTGGAACTGCAATTGGCGCAGCAATCGGTGCAGCAATTGGTGCTGGAGCATTATGGTATAGTCAAAAAGGACAACAAGAAAAACTTGGCAGGGCATCTGGAGCAAATGTTGCTATGCAAAAAATGGCTTTAGAACAAAGCCAACAAATGCAAGACTCTTTAAGACTTGAGTATGAACAAAGAATTGCTAACGCTAAGGCTGCTGGAGACACTGTAAAAGCAATTCAATTGCAAAATGAATATCAACGAGCAAACACTACACTGCTTGAGCAAAATGGAAAATTAGTTACAGATATACAAAACACATATAAAAATTCATCTGGAGCAGTTCGTGGAGCGCTTGAAACTGGATTAGACAAACAGATTACAAGTAAATATAAAGATACTGCTATGGCAGATATAGCACCGCTTGCTACAGATTTATTAGGTGGTTCGTCTTTGTCTAAAGAAGCACAATTTACTTTAAAAATGCAACTAGCATCTGGTCAAATGGACCCAATGCAAATTGTTAATTTAATGGAAACATTTGGACAAGATTCAGAAACTTTAACCAAAGTTATGAATATTGTTACAAAGTTTGGTGGTGCTTTTGCTAATCAAGCCATGTCAGTTGTTAACCTATTCCAGGATAAAAATGGAAATCCGCTTAAAGAACAGCAGACAAAATTTATTGCGGACATTAGTGGTAAAACTTCAGAAGAAGCAGAAAAATATCTAAAACTTTTTGCAGATATAAGTAGGGTTGGAAATGTTATGGATATTGAAGTTGCATTAACATATTATAGTAATAATCCAATTGAAGCAGCAAACCTACAATCAACAATAGATAAAATTAATGAGCAAAAAGGAAAAATTGATTTAGAAATTGCAACAAAAATATTAGGGGCAAAAGAGATGGAGGTTTTAAGAAAAGATCAAGAATATTTTAGCAACCTTCCACCAGAACAACAAAAGGTATATTTGCAGACACTTACGACAGTAGCAAACATTGAGGGCAATAATGCAGAAGCAATTCAAAATTGGCTAACACAAAATCCAGACAAAACTGTATTAGATTATTTGGCCGAACTTGCACAAAAAGTAACAAAGATTAGTATAGATAACACAATCCCAGGTGGTAATAAAAATGTACAAAGTGGCAATAGAGATACCACATTTGACGATATTTTAATTAATCTTAAGAGAACAAGAGATGCCACAATAAATGCAACTAAAGGCGCAGGAGAACTTCTAAGAGTTCTTGGTGGAGCCAAAGACATTAAAATATTTAATGGCATTGATCAACAATTAGCAAGCCTTGGTGCAAATACAGATTTTATTGATTGGGTCGGCGGAGCAGAAAAAGCAATTCAAAATAAGTTAATTAAAGTGGCAAAAGATGGCATAGTTACAATAACTGCTTTGGGAAAGGCTGCTCAAAAAGCATTTGACGAAAAGGCACTTGGTTTATTTAATGCTGAACAAATAAATGCAATTAATGGAGCGCAAGCACAAAGAACTGCATTTGTAAGGTTAACTGCAGCAGGAGTAAATCAAGCACAGGCCTTAGAGTTAGTTGCTGATGCAAACTTGGCAATTGCTATTTCACGTATAAAAGATATTAAAGAGTTAGAAAAGTGGATAGAAACATATAAAACTGCAAAAGATTTAATTGATAAAACAGCAAGACAAAATGACCCAATTACAGCATTTAGAAATGATATGGCCAAAGTTAGTGAAATGCTAGATGTTCAAGAACAGCAGGCTAGGGCTAAATATCAACCAGAAATTGATAGAGTAAATGGTTTAATTGAAGCAAACGAAAAAGCAATAGAGGCCAAACAACGCTACTCTGAGATCACTTATGACAGACCAATTCAACAACGTCAGTCTGAAATCACAGAACTAAACCACGATCTTTCCTTAATAGAAAAAACAGCCTCAACAATAACTGAAAAATATGGCAAACAGAGGGACGCTTTAGAGCAAGTTTATTCAATTAACCAAAGAATTGCCGATCAACAAAAGTCTAAAATTTCCCTTGCTGATGCATTAACAACTGGAGATATTTCTCAGGCAGCACAAATAGTACAAGATATTAGAAATCAAGAACAGGTTTATGCAAAAGAGCAAAGTTTAAATGCTTTAGAGATTGCCCAAACCAATGAAATAAATGCTTTAAGATCAGCAGGCGGATTATCTAAACTTCAAATTGAACAAAAAATTTATACCTTGGGAGAAGAAATATACTCTCTAGAACAAAAGCAGGCAGTTGTTGCAGCAGAAATTGTTGTGCTTCAAGATAAAAACTATAACTTAAAAGTTGGGGAGTTAGCAAAAGCACAAGGACTACTTGATAACGAAATAAAACTTATTGAACAACAAAGACTAAAATATGCAGAAGCAGAACTTGCTATTAAAAGTGCAGAAGTTAAAACTAAAGATTATATTAAAGCATTAGAAAGCGCAGAAAACGTTTTAAAGAGAATGGCAATTTTATGGGCGACTCTAGGCAGTAAAACATCAGCAGATCTAGGAGGCATTACAGGAGCAGTTGAAGACCCAAAGGATAAAATTAAAAATGACGAAGAGAAAGACAAACCCCCAGCCAAAACAAACCTTATAAGCGTTACAGCCAAAAACGGACAAACATTATCTAGTATTGCTAAGGCAAACAATACAACCGTAAAAGAATTGCTTGCCATAAACCCAGTATTAACCAGCAATCCTAAATATAATAATGGAAATACAATCTTTAACGGAACAACAGTTAAAGTTCCAGGAAAAATGTATGGAGGCGTTGTTTCTGGAAGTGGAATGCTAGATAAAGTTCCTACCATGCTTACTCCAGGAGAATTTGTCATGAATAGGGCTGCTTCACAAAAATTTGGACCATTACTAGAAAGGATGAATGAGTCTAAATATCCAGGAAGTTTATCACTTGGAGGAACTCCTGCAGTAAATGTGGTTAGCAATAACTCAGCAAAAAATAGCAACACTTCAGTGTATAATTATAGTTTAAGTGTTGGGGTAAACGGAACTTCTGCAAGCCCAGACGACATTGCAAGAACAGTAATTACACAAATTAGAAATATGGATGCTCAAAGATTGAGGGGGAATAGATACTGATGGCTAGTGCAGCGTATTTAGCAGGTAGACGTAGATATGTACTGCCACAGGCTATGCTTTGGTCTGAAAATCCAGGAACCCTATCTAACGGATTCTATTATCCTGATGGATACGAAATTGGATCAAATTTGACTGGCGTATCAGAAAATGAGAAAAATACATTTTTAATTTTATCAGATCACAATAGGAATGAACTGTCTTTTGGCCAAGAAAGAATTCAAAAAAGAGAAAGAATGATTAACGGAAACATGAGAGCCTATAACATAGCAGATAAAATTAATTTATCAACTTCTTGGCAATTGTTGCCATCAAAGTCATACATAGATAACCCATCTTTTGATTCTAATGGATTGACAAATCTTCGTGGAGGCTTAGGCGAATTTACTGTTGATGGTGGTGCAGGGGGATTAGAATTATTAGGATGGTATGAAAATCACAAAGGACCATTTTGGGTTTATTTAGCATATGATAGATATGATGATAAAACAAAATATAATCAAATTGTTCAAATGTATTTTAGAGATTTTTCTTATTCTGTAGTAAAAAGAGGATTTACTAATCATGACCTATGGAATATTAATATAACGCTAGAAGAGGTCTAAAGTGTTTAGCAATAGTGACCTTGTAGAATATTTAAAAACATCCAACGATATATCTTTGCAGTCAGTCGTTATTGCTGAATGGAATATGAACGTGCCTGGCAACATTAAAAAGGTAGGAAATTATAGATATAGACCAAATGATATTTCTAGTATTTATAAAAATATTCCTAACACTTTTGATTTAGAGGACAGCGGAGATTACTATACAAATGCTGAATTATCTTATGAACAAATACAAAATACATATAATACCAACGACACACTACAACTATTTCAATCTTTAGATCAAAAAAAATCTTTATATTATTCTTTGGAGGATTGTCTTAAACCATTTAGGCCAAGATCTGGCATTAACAAGATGTCATTTTTTGATAAAAAATATATACCAACAAATGTTATGTTTGGAAACAATGCTCCAAGATATTACATGTCATCACGAAACGATATTTTTAAATACTGGTCATCCTATAGAAAAGAAAATGGAACTGAAAGAGGTATCGCAAATAAAACAATTAATGGTATTAACTATATAGAAGACTCATGTCCTTTTGTCGTATACAAAGAAAGCGTCCCGTGCAATAGAATTGTTGTAAAAATGCAAACGAATGTTGGGCAGAATGATCCTGGAAATTTTCAAGACATTGTTGGCACAGACTCTAGCCCATTTTATGGCAATCAAAATAAAACCATTCCAAATAAATTTAAGGTACAAATTTTAAAAAATAATAACTGGATAGATATTTTAAATGTTGATCAAAATAGCAGAAGATTGGACGACTCTGATATCATTGGGCCAGATGGATATTTAGAATTGTCATATTTAAACAATGAATGGTTTTTAAAATCTGAGTCAGTTGACTACAATACTTCATTTGTTACAAAAATTTCTGATCCGATAAAAACTACTAAGATAGATAATACATTTTTTTATAATGAATTTGATTATATTGATGGAATAAGAATAGTAGTTTTATCAATGAATAAATTTGATTCGGTTTTTGATTTAATTGAAATGTCTCCAAGACTTTCTGTAAATATTTCAAATAATGTTTTAGACTTTCAAATAACAAAAACAATGTCTGATATGTCCCAAGGTGCTATTCCGGTAGGCCAATTACTTGCCTCTAATGGCACCGTTACTATTTTTGATGAAGAGTTGGCCTTTAATGAAAATAATGAAAATAGTATTATAAAAAATTATTTAAACAAAAATATTAAGTTTGTTTTTTATGAAAATATATACAATGATAATTTAACAATAAACTATTTTGTTCCAATTAAAACTTTATATTCGGACAATTTTCCGCAGGCAACTGACGATGGATCTACAATATCAATTAGTCTTCGTGATTTTTATTTTTATTTTGAATCTCAAACAGCACCAAGGATGCTTTTGACTGACGTATCTTTAAGTTTTGCAATATCAACATTATTAGATTCTGTAGGATTTTCAAATTATACATTTAAAAGAATTGGATTAGAAAAAGATCCAATTATCCCTTATTTTTTTATTGCACCAGATCAGAGTTTGGCTCAGGTTTTAAATGAGTTAGCAGTGTCAACTCAGACTGCAATGTTTTTTGATGAATATAATAATTTTACTATCATGAGCAAAAATTATATAATGCCAGAGGCTGGAGAAAGAGAGTCATCATTTACTTTAGTTGGCACAAATAACCAACAAGAATTAAAAGGCATAATGAATAATCAAGAAAATTTAGATGTAATCAAAAACAAACCATTGTCTTCAGACCTGCCAAATATTATTTCTATATCTTCACAAGATAAAAAAATATATAATGATGGAAAAATTAACTATACCTCAAGATATATACAAAGATCTTATGGGTCAATTAAACAAAGCACTTTAGTAGACAAAGAAAAAACCTGGATCTATAAACCATCATTGTTATGGGAAGCATCTGGAGAAGATGTATTAAAAACAATAAACTCCCAAGTAGACAAACAATCAAGTTTTGTTTTAGGTGCGGTCCCCATTAATTCTGATTTACCAATATCTATTCCTTCAGTATCTAATGGATTTATTATTGATAATACCGTTGATTTAGGAGAAAATGTTTATTGGTTAACCAAATATAAAGGATATTTTTATTCTAGCGGGGAGGTTATAAGATATGACGCTGTTCAATTTAACATAACAGGAATTGGTAATATCTGGATATCAAACAATCAGGAGTATCAGGAATATATGGGATCGCTTCCGTTTAATGGAAAAATATATCCAACAGGATTAATTAGAATTTTAGCAAACCCCTACTACGAAACAATTGATGGCGACACAAAAATAAAAAATGGTCCAGTTTTTGAACATGGAAGAGGACAGTTTGGAACATTGGTTGCCAGCCATACAGCAGGCATATCAAACAATTGGACAGAAGACACATACCTTCGTGGTTGCAATATGAAGTCTAATTATTTATTTACAACTAGTCCAGAAATTGAATACCCTATAGATCTTACAGTTGGTGCTGCTGGAGTTAATAATACGCTGGCTAAAAAATGTTCAAGAACTGGCATAATTAAAAACTTTATGACAAGCAATTACTTAACCGAAACAGAATTAAATAGTTTGCAATCAACTCAAACTGGAACAATTCAATCATCGGCATTAGTAATGTCTGGCCCATCTTTTAGTTCTACAGATACTCCAGTTGATTTTATATCTTATGTATATAAACCGTTAGATAGTTCTTACAAACATTTTGGAACTAGAATGAGAATTGTTGGTAGCGTAAATACAAGCGAAGATAGACTTCAGACTCCAATCGGAAGCACAACATATTACCAAGTGCCAACAACACAACCAAACCAAAGTACAAACATTGGTGGTGGTTCTGGTGGCTTAGGAATTATGATTAACCCAGAAACAAACAATGGATATTATTTTGAGATAATTGCGTTATCAGAAAAAAATATTGAATCATACTTAAAGATTAAGTCTGATGGTTCATCTGAAAATAATATTTCAAATATCGTTTTTTATAAAATTAAAAAAGACAGTGCTGGCAATGCTATTCCAATAAAACTTTGGTCAGGACTAACTAATATTTTAGTAGATGATGGTAAATTTACTGGTCAATACAGAATGTCTGGAGAAGAAAACCCGACAGTTTATGATTTAGCAGTAGAGTATTCTAATGTTGGAACAACAAGAAAATTTTATTTATATATTAATAACAAACTAATTGGCATAGTTGATGACACAGATCCACTTCCGGTGTATAACAATGTTTCTCTTTTTGTTAGAGGATCATCAAAATGTATGTTTGAAAATATTTATGCTTTAAACGAAAACTATTCTCAAAACACAGTTTTTAATGTTGCTGACTCTATATCTTCTGTGTTTGGAGCAAATGAAATTAATGCAAACTCAGCATTAAGAAAATATGCAATGAGTGGGGTTGTTCAATCTACATATTTAGAGGGTATATCTAGTTTGCAGCCACCAAAATACAACATGTATTATGATGAGTTTGGTTCTATTTTTAGAGAAGTTGCATACTTTAATGTTAAATATGATAAAGCCTATCCAGCGCTATATGCAAAAATATCTCCAACACCAAACACAACAAAGGGATATGTTGTTTCTGGATTTCAGGCAGACTCTTACGGAGCAGAATTTTTAGTATTTAATGCAACAGATTCTGCACTTAATTTAGATGAAACTGGCGGAAACTATTTAAAAATTCAAGGAATAACATTTACACAAGATACTACATATACCGTATCCGTAGATGATTATTTTAATAAAAAATCAAATTTTGCTGAATTGGATAATTTAGATAATAATACAATTAGATCTAATCTGGTAAGCATTCAAGATTACAACTATATAAAACAAAGTAGATTAAATCATGGTATTAGTAGTTTTACTTTAGAGACTCCATATATTCAAACATTGTCCGATGCTGAAAATATTTTAGGATGGATTGTTAAAAAATCAATGAAACCTAAAAAACTTGTCGGAGCACAAATATTTTCTTTACCAATACTTCAATTAGGGGATCTTGTACAAATTGACTATAATAAAGATGGAGTAGATTTAATCTGCAGTCCAGCCAAACAGTTTGTTATTTATAACATGGACTATCAGAGAAATTCAAACGGACCAAGCATGACAGTATATTTGGCGGAGGTGTAAAATGCCAGGAGAAAATTCAGGTCATGGCAAAACCATTGATTCAGAAACTAGAAGAGAAAACAATCGTGCTCAGATTGCTAGGGATTTGGCTTACCAAAATTCAATGGATTCAGAAACCAGAAGAGAAAATAACCGTGCTCAAGTTGCTAAAGATTTAGCGGGTTGGAGACAAGAAGAACAAAAGCAAAAAGAAACCCCCAAGTCACAAACTATAAATAAAGAGCGGGTTACTTATAGAGAAGGAGAAAGAGAAGATCCACCTAAGAAAGTTCCAGAACCAATATTTAATCCTATTCCATTTTCAGGATCTCCTGAAGTTATTTTTACGCCAACTGTTGCAGCAATTCCAGTAACACTGCCACCCCCTCCTCCACCGCCAGCCACTACTTATAAAGTAAAAGTTGCCACCCCAGAAATAATTTTATTTGATGATGAAACTTTGCCTATAGAAACATTAACAGATATCTTATTTGAAGATATAGGCGGTCAAGAACTCTTATCTATGTCTAGGCATGACATAGTCAGTGGCAACTATATTCCAAACCAATTAATTAAAAATCTTACATCCTTAAATCAGGAATTTTCTTCAAAACGTTTGCTAAGCCTTCAAAATACCTCAGACAAATATTTTTCTAATTTTGGTATTAAATTAGAGAATAAGATACCATTTGTTGGTAACGGTCTAAACGGAGAAAATATATACCTAGATGAATCTCAAAATGTTATTATTGAGTTAGTTAATTTAGATATAGATGAGCAGGTAGAAGTTCAATTAAGCATAGGTGGTACAATGTATACTATAATGCTTGGAGTAGTGGAATCATGATAACTAATACTGGGAAGTATATTATTGCAAAGTACTTGCTTGGTCAAACCCCAGCCTATGCCTCTTATATGGCCCTGGGATGCGGTGCTAAGCCTTTAGACACATCCGATACACCTTTGGACTACTCCGCAAAACAAAATTTAGATTTTGAAATGTTTCGTATACCAATAAGTTCTAGGGGGTATATTGTAGAAGACGGTCAATCAAAACTAGTACTAACCGCAGAACTGCCAACGGAAGAAAGATATGAAATTTCTGAAGTGGCTATATATTCTGCTGGATCAAACCCGTACGCTGCATCATATGACAGTCGAACTATTTTAACATTTACTCAGGGAGAAAATTGGCAACATATATCCCCAAGTGCTACTACGGATATTTTAAGAATTACTCAGCCATTAGACGGATCATTGTCAGATAATATTATTGAAACTACGTCAAAAGTTTTCGAAACCAATGCAGACAATAAAATATTTTACAATACAAACAGAGCAGCACGATATGAGCGCTGCCGATATTATAACAATATTATTGCCTTGCGTGGAGATTCCTCTACAATGACAACTTCTGGCGAACATTTAGTTGTAGCAACAGGTCCAGAATATATTAGGGCAACTGGAATCTCTTTAGATTTTTCTAAAAATGCTCCATCAGATGAACTAAGATTTGCTTTTTCTGTAATTAATAAAGATGGAGATTCTTTATCTGTTCCAGATACAGTAAAAATTATTGTTGAGTTTACTAGCAGTATTGATGCAACTAAATTTTCTAGATTTGAAACAACTTTAGCAAATGGTACTGGCTTTGGACAACATGATTTTTCAACCAATAGATATTGTGTTGTAACAAAAGAAAGACAAGAACTTTATACCACATCAAATTTTACATGGACATCTGCCGATACTATTAACATTTATGCTTCAGTTGTAGATGGTGGAACTGCGTCAGATGATTTTTATGTTGTTTTAGATGCACTAAGATTTGAAAATTTAAACACGCCTAACCCACTTTATGGAATGGTTGGATACTCGGTAGTTCAAAATGATACTGCTTCAGCAATTATTAAATCTCCAAATACAAGCAATTATGTAGAATTTAAATTTGCTATTGGTGTCGGATAATGGCAGACGCTGGAATTAAAAGAACTATAATAAAATCATCAGATCTTCCCCCAACACTAGGAGACAATCAAACCCTAACTTACACATTAAGATATCGTATATTGTCAGAAGATAAGAATAGGTTTTCGCACTGGTCTCCAATAAAAGAAATAACAATAAATAATACATTTGATGAAACTGGCTTTGATCCAAATAATTTAGCAACTACAAATATTCCATATAGCATTAACGTTGATAGTCAAGCAAATATAGTTAACATTTCATGGACAATGCCTGCATTATTAATTGTAAACCCAACAGAAGAAGAAAAAATATTACAGGAAAAGCAGGCTGCAATTACAGAGTTTGATGTTTATGTTCAATGGAAAACAGGTGAAGTTGTAAGTAATTGGATTTGGGTTGGAAAATCTACAAGCACTAATTATTCTCTTTCTTACCCACATGGGTCAGGGGCGCCAGATCAGATAAAGATTAGAATACAAAAGGTGACCATAGTAAAGGGACCATTTGATGCAGCAACATATCTAATTAGTGACTTAGAAAACATAAACTGATATAATAATAAAAGGAGAAAAATGTCAAAGATACCATTACCAGAAAGAGGGCAACCTTTAGATGTAACGTATATCTATCAGTTAGCCGAGGCAATAAATGATGTTGCAACAGAGGTTTCTTCAACCACCTCTAATTATGCAACTGTAGATACTACGGGGTCCGATAAAGCAAATGTAAAAACTTCAGAACTAAGAGTTGTTGCTGGCAGAGTTGAAATTTTTAATAATACAACTGTAACGCCAACAACAGAAAAAGATTTCTTTTATAATTTTACTACAAACTTTAAATATGCACCAATTGTTACTGCAACTCCAGTTAACGTAGGCAACACTCCAGCGGGTAAAAATGTGTCTGTAATTTTAAAAAACATTACGACCTCTCGTGTGGAGGGTAGCGTTAAATTTGGAGCCTCTGGAGATTTATCTGTATGGGTAAATCTTATTATTGTAGGCATTCCAAATTAATGATTAAATGCTTAAAATGTAAATCAAGAATGTTTATTGATAGGCAATACACTAATCCTGAACATCTTGAAACATTTTGTTTAAAATGTGGCAACAGAAAGTTTTATAATCCACCATCAACGTCAAGCGAGGGGCTATGGCTACTGCAAAAGGAAAAATTGAGGGCCAAGAGTACAATCAGTCATCTGTAATAAAAGGTAGTGGGGCTGTTTGGTTTTTAAATAAAGACTTAGTAAGAGTTCACCACTATAACAGATCAGATGGTACTGTTGCTATTTATAATATTGTAAAAAATAAACTTGAACTTTGTTTTATTTTAGATTTTAAAAAAAATAGAGAAAGGGCATATACTATAGCAGAAACTGCTAAACTTGTCAATAGACATAGAAAGTACATGCCAAGTTTAATAAAACGAGGAGTCATTCCCGTCCCACTTGGTTGTTCTGAAAATGGAAAACGTGGATATCAGATAAGAGCATATTATTCTGAATCGCAAGTAAAAGAGATACGTGATATACTTGCAAGTATACATATTGGCCAACCTAGAAAGGATGGATTAATTACAAACAATATGACGCCAACCAAACAAGAATTGACAAGAAAGATGGGCGATGGTATACTTACATATACAAAAACTGAAGATGGAAGATTTATTCCTGTTTGGAATGAATCAATAAAATAATTTCCCTGGGAGGGACAATGAATAACGAAGAAACAAAAGTAAACGTTACGCTAGGTTATACATTAAATCTTGGTAATTTTCAATCACTAAGATTAGATCTTGGCATTACTGATAGTCGACGTGAAGGCGAAAACATTAATGATGCTTTTGAAAGAGTTTATAAGTTTGTTGAAGATAAACTTACCGAAAAAATTAACGAAGCCAAAGTAGAAATAGACGAATAGTGGCTGAACGCAAAGACCGAATGGCTTTGCTAAGTAGATATAGTAAACTACATACTATAAAGTACGAAGAAAAGCCATCGTTGAACTTAAATGTTGAACAGTGGGCTTCTGATGCGCTAATAGAGTCTTATGGGATAGGAAAATGTTATGACCTACTTGATTACTACTTTAGCGTTTCCTTGTCCCCTTCTTGGAGTTACTTTGCTTATAATGCAGAAAAAATATTTCAGACAAGACTAAATAAAATTAAAGATGATGAAGAGCGTGCAGAGCGTAGGAAAAAAGGAAAGGAATGGCTAAGTGAATAACACAGAGTCTAAACTTATAACGGCGCTACTTAAAGATAAACAAATGCATGTTCTTTTGCAGGCTAATGTTGAAAATCTTTTAAAAACACATACTGACCTTTGGTTGTTTATAAGAAAGTATTATGAAGCAAATAATGCAGTCCCCCCTGAATCACTAGTCGTTGAAAAATTTAGAGATTTTCAAACAATAGAGAATGTTGGTGCAACTAAATATCATTTAGAAGAATTGCAGGCAGAATATCTAACCGATAGTCTAAAAGATATTTTAAGATCTGCTGCAACTGATGTTCAGAGTGGGAATGGAGACATAGCCCTAACAGGATTGATTAATAAAACATCAGAGTTAAAAAAGAATGTTGCTGCAATTAGAGATATTGATGCCACAGATTTAGATTCTGCCGTTGCCTATTTTACCAATGTGCAAAAAATGAAAGAACTAGGATCGGTTGGAATTAAAACAGGTTTGCCAGGATTTGACAACTACCTTCCATCTGGAATTATGCCAGGCCAACTTGGTGTTTTCCTTGCGTATCCAGGAATTGGCAAATCTTGGCTTGCTCTTTATTTTGCGGTACAAGCATGGAAACAAGGAAAGTCTCCATTAGTAATAAGTTTAGAAATGTCAGAAGTAGAGGTTAGAAATCGTGTATACACCATTATGGGCCAAGGTGTTTGGTCACACAGAAAAATAAGCAATGGTGAAATTGAATTAGACATGCTAAAGTCATGGCATGAAAAAAACTTAGTTGGAAAACCAGAGTTTCACATTATTTCAAATGATAGCGGGGGAGAAGTAAATCCTTCAGTTGTTCGTGGAAAGATTGATCAGTATAAGCCAGATTTTGTTATTGTGGATTATTTGCAATTAATGTCTCCAAATCAAAAATCTGATAATGAAACAGTGAGAATGAAAAATCTTTCAAGAGAGTTAAAACTTATGGCAATTGGTGAAGAGGTCCCTATTATTGCTATCTCATCAGCCACTCCTGATGATGTTACAAACCTCAATACAGTACCAACATTAGGCCAGACTGCTTGGTCTAGACAGATTGCTTATGATGCAGATTGGGTGCTAGCGCTAGGCCGAGCAGCAAATAGTGATATTATTGAATGTGCTTTTAGAAAAAATAGAAATGGTTTTATGGGAGAGTTTTTAGTTCAAGCAGATTTTGACAAAGGATACTATAAGTATAAAGATTTTGAGGATTTAAGTGGCAAATAATAAAATAGATTTATATAGCGAAGACCAAGTAAAAAGAGTGTTAGACGGATCTGGCATTAATATAGAGTCAGAAATGGATAATGACTTTATGATATTTTGTCCATATCATAACAACTTTAGGACTCCTGCAGGGGAAGTGTCAAAAACAAGAGGAACCTTTTTTTGCTTTTCTTGTCAAGAAACCAAAGACTTAGTTGAATTAGTAATGACTGCCACAAATAGAACTTATTTTGAAACGGTTAGATTTATTGCAAGCAAAGGGAAAGAAACAAACATTGAACAATTTGTTAATAAAGCCCTTGTAGATGTTCCAGACTATGTTGCTTTTGATGAATTAATTATTAAAAGATTGAATAATCATGCATTGATTTCACCAAGGGCTATGTCTTATTATGAAAGTAGAAAAATAACAAAAGAATCAATTGTTAAATTTAACTTAGGCTATTCGGAAAAACAAGATATGGTTACTGTTCCAGTTCATTCACCAGATGGATTAGCAGTTGGTTTTGTTGGAAGATCTATTGAAGGCAAAGATTTTAAAAATACCCCAAAACTTCCAAAAGCAAAGACACTTTTTAATCTTCATAAAGTAAAAGCATCAGAAAAAGTTTATGTGGTAGAATCTTCTTTTGATGCGATTAGACTAGACCAAGTTGGCTTTGCTGCAGTTGCTACCCTAGGGGCTAATGTATCAAATACACAAATAGATTTGCTTCAAAAATATTTCAATAACATTATTGTTATTGCAGATAATGATGAAGCAGGGGGGAACATGAAAGAGAGAATAGTTGAAAAATTAAAATCTCGTGTCTCCGTAATACAACTTAATATAGAATATAAAGACATAGGCGATATGGATGATAATGCAATCAGAAATTTAGAATTTCAGTTTGACAAATCTATATCGCTTATGCTAAACTAAATACACAAAACACAAAGGAGAAACATATGAGCGTTATTAAGGGACTAAAAAATATCAACGCCCTGCTCGACAAACCAAAATCAGATACACCAAAAGTTCGTTGGCTTAAATTGGCTGATGGACAATCAGTTAAAATTCGTTTTATAGAAGAACTAGATGAGGATTCTGCAAGTTATAATGCAGATCGTGGTCTTGCTCTTGTTGTAAAAGAACATGTTAATCCAAAAGATTATAAGCGCAAGGCTGTAGACACGATGGATTCCGAAGGCCGTGACTGGGCAGAAGAGATGCACAGAAAAGATCCAAAGGCTGGCTGGAGAGCACGCCTTCGTTTTTATTGCAACGTTTTAGTAGATGATGGTATTGAACCACCATACGTAGCAATCTGGTCAATGGGTGTTAGCAAGCAGTCATCATTTAATACAATTCGTGAGTTTGCTTTAGAAACAGGAAGCATCTCAAACCTAACTTGGAAACTTAAGCGTAATGGACAAAGTACAGAAACTAGTTATACTATGATTCCGTCTGCTCCAGATAAAGAACCATTTAATTGGGAAGGGCTAGCACCTTATCCACTTGAGATGGCTTTGCGTCGGATTCCATATGCAGAGCAAGAAAGTTTTTATCTTGGCTTTGATTCACCATCAGTAACTTCAGCAACAAATACTGATTGGTAGTATGAATTACGTAGGACTACACGTACATACACACTATTCGTTAATGGATGGTGTTGCTACGCCAGAAGAATATTTAGAACGTGCCGTGACTCTTGGTATGCCAGCACTGGCAATTACGGATCATGGCACTCTATCTGGGCATCGTGAGTTCTATCGCATTGCAAAAGAAAAAGGGATAAAACCAATTCTTGGCATAGAAGGCTATATGTGTGCTGACCGCTTTGACAAAAGAGACAGGGCGGAAAGAAAAGATCCACTAGATAATGTATACAACCATATAGTTCTTCTAGCCAAGAATAAGCAAGGTTTAGAAAATCTTAACAAAATTAACGAAATTGCATGGACTGAAGGTTACTTTAGAAAACCAAGGTTTGATTTTGAAACATTGGAAAAATACAAAGAAGGAATTATTGTTACGTCAGGATGTTTAAGTGGAATTGTTACCAAGGCAGTAGAACTTGAAGAATTTGCAAAAGCCAAAAAATATATAAAATGGTTTAAAGATACATTTAAAGATGACTATTATATTGAGGTAATGCCACATAACCCGCAACAAGTAAATATGCATTTAATGGATTTGGCAGATGAGTTTGGCATTAAGATTGTTGTTACCCCAGATTGTCATCATTCGGATAAAAGTCAAAAAGAAATACAAGAGTTAAAATTAATTTTAAATACTCATGCAAAATTAGAGAAAAATGTTACTTACGAAAAATCTAAAAAGTATAACGACATGATGACAAAACTTGATTATTTATATGGCAAAGATAGACAAATGAGTTTTAATAAGTTTAATATTCACTTACTAAGCGGACCAGAAATGTTAGAAGAAATGCAAAAACAAATGTTTACAAGAACAGACATATTTAGTTCAACTATTGAAATTATGAATAAAATAGAAGACTATGACATTAAAGAACATTTAAATTTATTGCCAGTTCAATATAAAAATCCAGATCAGGAGTTGGCAAATTTGGCATTTGCTGGATTAGAAGAAAAACGTTTAACTAGTAGTTGGCTAGGCAATGATATATACGAACAAAGACTTGATGAAGAACTATCAATTATTAGAGATAAAAAATTTGCTCCCTATTTTCTTGTTGTAAGCAACATGATTAATTGGGCAAAAAAAGAAAGTATTAGAGTTGGTCCAGGTCGTGGATCTTCTGCTGGCTCTTTACTTTGTTATTTAATTGGAATTACAGAAATTGATCCAATAGAGCATGGGCTTTTATTCTTTCGATTTATCAATCCAGAACGTAATGACTTTCCAGATATTGACACAGATATTCAAGATTCTAGAAGAGAAGAAGTGAAAGATTATCTTGTTAGACAATACAGGCATGTGGCTTCTATTGCAACATTTTTAGAATTTACAGGAAAAGGAATTGTTCGTGATGTTTCTAGAGTTCTTAATATTCCATTATCAGATGTAAACAAAATTTTAAAAACAGTAGATACCTGGGATGATTTTTGTAACTCTAGGTCTACATTAGAGTTTAGAGAAAAGTATCCAGAAGTAGAGGTTTATGGAGAACAATTGCGTGGGCGCATTAGGGGCACTGGAATTCATGCTGCTGGAATTGTTACTAGTAAAGAGCCAATTTTTAAACATGCTCCATTAGAAACAAGATCTTCTCCAGGATCAGAAAATCGCATACCAGTTGTTGGGGTAGATATGGAAGAAGCAGAAAAGATAGGTTTAATTAAAATCGATGCCCTAGGATTAAAAACTTTAAGTGTTTTAGATGACACTATTAAGATGATTGAAAAAAATCATTTTGTTAAAATTAATCCACTTGAGATAGACATGGAAGATTCCAAGGTGTATGAAATGATTTCAGATGGACACACTAAAGGAATTTTTCAATGCGAAGCAACACCCTACACTAATTTAATTGTTAAAATGGGGGTAAAAAATCTTAATGAATTAGCAGCATCAAATGCTCTTGTTAGGCCAGGAGCAATGAACACTATCGGAAAAGACTATGTTGCAAGAAAACATGGAAAACAGGCTGTATCATATTTACATCAGATATTAAAACCTTACACGGAGGATACTTATGGCTGCATTCTTTATCAAGAGCAAGTTATGCAAGCATGCGTACACCTTGGACAAATGTCAATGTCTGAAGCCGACAAAGTCAGAAAAATTATTGGAAAAAAGAAAGACGCCAAAGAGTTCGACATTTATAAAGAACGTTTTATTACTGGCGCTTCTGCCTATATTACTCCTAATCAGGCTCGTGATTTATGGCATGATTTTGAGGCGCATGCGGGATACTCGTTCAATAAGAGCCATGCAGTCGCTTACTCTACTCTCTCGTATTGGACGGCGTGGCTAAAATATTACTACCCTCTTGAGTTTATGTTTGCATTATTAAAAAATGAAAAAAATCCTGACAACAGAACTGAATATTTAATTGAAGCAAAACGCATGGGTATTCCTATTAAACTTCCACATATTAATGATTCTGGTAAAGACTTTCAAATTGAAGGAAAAGGAATTCGATTTGGGTTAACTGCAATTAAATATATATCAGATAAAATAGCAGACAAATATATTGCTGCAAGACCTTTTAAAACCTATAAAGATGTAGAAGACTTCACTTTTACTAAAGGTAACGGGGTAAACAGTCGTGCATTAGCAGCAATGAACGCCGTTGGATCATTGACATTTTTAGACAATCCCCGTAACGATAATCAAATAAAAGAAAATTTATACGAATATTTAAATTTGCCAGAGTTTAATATTAATATTCCATCTCATTATCATGCCTTTATCCAGCAAGTTGACGAATTTGAAGAAAAGGGCTCTTTTATTTTAATGGGTATGATAAAATCAATTAAAAGAGGAAAGGGATGGTCACGAGTTGAAATTCTTGACAAAACTGGGAGTGTTGGCATATTTGATGAAGAAGGAACGACTATTGAGACGGGTCGCACTTACTTGGTTCTTACTAATGATAATAGGATTATATCTTCAGTTCCTATTGATGAAATAAAGCAATCTTCTAGTGCTCTTGTTAAATTTTTAAGTTATAAACAGTTGCCATTTAAAGATGAAGAAATGTTTGTTGTTGCATTTAAATCAAGGACAACTAAGCAGGGAAAAAAAATGGCTTCAATGACATTAGCAAATACATCTAGAGAATTAAAATCTATTCTTGTGTTTCCTACATCTTTTGCTAAAGCCTATATGAATATTAAAGAAGGAAATTCTTATAGGTTTGTTTTTGGAAAAACAAAAGATGGAACTGTTACGTTAGATGATGTACTTATTTAAACCATGGAGAAGGAAAAAATAAAAATGACAATGACCATAGAAGATGTATTGGCACAACTTAATCCAAAGTTAAGAAAAACTGTAATGTCTGGAGACACTATTCCAGCAACACAATATGCTGCAACACCAAGTTATGGGTTGAATAAAGCATTAAATGGTGGTCTGCCTTATGGGCGTCAAGTTTTAATCTGGGGAAGCAAATCAAGCGCCAAGTCATCACTATGTTTACAAACAGTAGCGCTTGCACAAAAAGAAGGAAAAATCTGTGCTTGGATTGATGCAGAAATGTCATATGATAAAGATTGGGCTGAATTACTTGGTGTAGACTCTTCAAAACTTATTGTTTCTCAGTGCCGAACAATAAATGAAATGGTAGATATTGGAACAAATTTAATGAATGCTGGAGTTGATTTAATTGTTGTTGACTCAATTACATCACTTCTTCCAGCAATATATTTTGAAAAAGATTCAGATGAACTTAAGCAACTTGAAAATACAAAACAAATTGGAGCAGAATCAAGAGACTTTTCTAATGCTTGGAAAATGATCAACTATGCTAATAACAAAGTTAAGCCAACTCTCTTTATTCTTATTAGTCAAAGTCGTAATAATATTTCTGCTATGTATACTAGCCAGCAGCCTACTGGTGGTCAGGCTACTAAATTTTATTCTTCAACAGTTGTTAAGTTATTTTCTTCAGAATCAGACAATCAAGCAATTAAAGGAAAGATTCCTGTAGGTGATAAATTAATTGAAGAAAAAATTGGTCGCAAGATTAGATGGGATTTACAGTTTTCAAAAACAAGTCCAGGATTTCAATCTGGAGAATATGATTTTTACTTTAGGGGAAATTTGGTTGGGGTTGACAGCATTGCTGATCTTATCGATACTGCTGAATTAATGGGTATAGTAGAACGCACAGGGGCCTGGTATCTATTACCAGATGGATCAAAGGTGCAGGGAAGAGAAGGTTTTATTAATAAAGTTAGAGAGGACAAAGAATTGTTTGCAGACATTTTAAATAAGGTCAAACAGTTTGGATAAACAGTATTCCGTATACCCTGGCAAATTTTTATGTCAGACTTGCAATGAAGAAGTAAAATCTATGAGGCTATTTCCAGATACAACAGAATGTACTTGGATGTGCAGTAAAAAGCATTTATCAAAAATAACTTTAGTAAGGCAAACAAGTTATACAAAGAGAGGTAGGGTATAATATTAGTATGACTACTTTCCCATTGCTAGATAAATTTCCAAAGTATAAAAAATTGAGAGAATCTCAAGACTATGTGTCTGATCAAGATTTTATTCCAATCTTAGTAGATAATATTTTTACTGATAAAGAACTAAAGGCTATATTGCAAGCAGCCAGGGAATTTCCTTTAAAAAAGGTTAGAGTTCAAAAATGGGGTGGGCAAGGAGTTCTAGATCATATAAAAATTTCAGATAATATAATTGCAAAAATACAAAACTTAGCATCAGAAGTATGCAATAAAGATTTGGTTGTTGCAGAATATTCTGTTGTTAGATATTCTCCTGAGTACGGATATGAAGTTAAATTGTTTCCACATTATGACACAAGGCCGTACGAGATGTTTGTTTTTGATGTTCAATTGCAAACAAATGAGGATTGGGGAATAATTGTTGAAGGCAAACAATTTAATATTTTAGACAATCAGGCCTTACTATTTTCTGGGACTCAACAGATGCACTGGAGAGAAAATAAAAAATTGCAAGATAACTCAGAAATACTAATGATGTTTTTCTGGCTTAAGCATAAAATTTCAAAGCCCATATCTGAAACTATTTCAACAATTATGCTTGAAAGACAAACAGTTCTTCAAAAAGAAACAAATATCTTGAGTGACGAAACTTTAAGGAAAAGAGGATAATCCTAGGATGAATAATTTCCCAGCAAACCAAGAGCCAAAAAATTTAGAAAAGGATGTAAATATTGATCATGCAAAAAATACTTTACTAACGCATGTGAGAAAATATGAAAATATTTTTACAAAAAACGAAATCGATTTAATTTACAATACAATAGATTTAACCTCTAACGAAAATACAACAGAGGTTAGAATTTATGGGCAAAAGGCTTGGTTTACAAATCTTCCAGAAGAAATTAAAAATAGAGTTGCACAACAAATGAAAATTATTCATAATCAGGATTTAAAATTAGAAGAAATTTCCTTTGCGAGATATTCTAATAAATACTCAAATACTCCAATCCTAACTCCACACTATGATAACGCATTTAGACAACCAAGAGTTACATTGGACGTTCAATTAAAATCAAATATTAATTGGCCAATTGTTGTAGAAGGAAAAGAAATACAACTTGGAGACAATGATGCCGTTACTTTTTCTGGAACTCATCAGATTCACTGGAGAGCGCCACTAGAATTTAAAGATGGAGACTTTATAGATATGCTGTTTTGTCATTTTTCTTTAAAAGATAGTATGCCAATAACTTTAAATGAAAAAGAAAAGATAGAAAGTAAAATGATGAGATTCTCAAGCGAGTTTGCCTCTAGATTAATGAGAGAAAATACATACTTAAAGCAACTTGTTAGAAAATATACTAATGAGTGAAAAAGGTGAAATAAAAAGAATAAATGCCACTGCCCATAAAAATTCTGGAAGAGGAAACAAAAAGGGGGATGCCACTTGGAAATCTTTTGTAATTGATATAAAAGAAGCAAAAAAATCTTTTACACTAAATGAAAAAGTTTGGGCAAAAATAACAACAGATGCTATTAAATCTGGAATTGATAAATCTCCAGCATTAATAATAGTTTTAGGTGATGGGCCAAAAAAAACACGACTTCTGGTTGCTGAACTATCGGTTATTGAAGATCTAGTAGATAGGGTATAATTTTACTATGGATATTAATTGCGGCATTGTAAAAAACTTTTTTACCAAAGAAGAAGAGCAAAAACTTAGAGACCTGGTTGAAGAGAATAGAATTCTTCCCCCAGGCACAAGTCGCTACGCCCCAATGACAATTGAAAGCATGTCTAGGGTACAGATTGAATTTGAGGTACCAAAAAAAATCTTAGAAAAATTAAAATTACTTGCAATGCAATATGTTAATGATCCAGACCTTGAGTTAACTCATTATCAATATTTAGATTATTTTGGCAAATATGGTAATGGAAGTTCTCCAAATTTACCCCCACATCTTGATACAGAAAATTATTATACAAAAGTAAGCATTGATTACCAAATGTCAAGTAATATTGATTGGGCAGTAGTTATAGAAGAAGAAGAATTTTTCTTAAAAAATAATGAAGTATTAGTTTTTGAAGCAGCAGAAAAAATACATTGGAGGGCACCAGTTATTTTAAAAGAAAACGACAGGTGTGAAGTAATTGTGTTCCATTTTTCTAACAAAGATGATCATAGGCCATATGCAGAAAAACAAATGACGTCAGTAGAAAAAGAGTTTATCAGAGAAAAACACAATAATATGCCAAGAATGATTAAATACAGAAAGCAATTTTTTGAACAACTAGAACAACTAGAAAAACTGAAAAGAGGCAAAGATGGAGCCAGTCAAAACAACGCTTGAAAGCATAAATGGTTTAGCAGAAATTGCAGAATATATGGAAGATGAAGAACTTACAACTTCATTAGAAATGATTGCTAAACTAATTACCAGACCAGATATTCCAATTGCAGTTGCCACTATAGAAATAGTTAGATTACAAGCAATTGCGGGAAAATTATCTTTAAAAGCAACCTGGATGGCCAATGTGGATAAAAGCAACAGGGCTAAGAAAAACATATACTACACTGCAGCAGAATCAGTAAACAATTTAGTCTCTGCTCTCAAATACATAGCACGCTGATAACTGGTATACTGAATGTTAACGAAAAGAGATATATGAGTAAAAACTTATTACAACAAATTATGATTAAAACAGACAGCATTCCAAAGCCAGACTTTGATGTTTCTGGTATGATTGAAAAAATTAATGATGGATATTTGATTGGGCAAACTCCAAAATTTACCAAGAAAAAAACTTTTGCCCCATCAACAATATCTTATAGTGATGGCAACGGAGCGTGCCCAAGATACTGGTATCTTGCTTTTGAGGGTACAACTTTTGAAAGTAATAACACTGCTACAAGTATAGCCAATATGAGCAATGGAGTTTTGTCTCATAGTAGAATTCAGAAAGTAATGCTTGATTCTGGAATTGCAAAATCTTTTAAAGACGACGACAACAATGATACAACAGAGTTTAAAGTAATAAATTCTCAGCCACCAATTTTTGGGTACGGGGATTGTATGATAGTTTGGAATGATGAGGAGATTGTTGGAGAAATAAAAACAACAAGCCAAGAAGCATTTGAATATAGGAAAAAAGTTGGTAAAGCCAAATTAGACCATATAGAACAAACTCTTATATACATGAAGATTCTTAAAAAATCTAAAGGCATTGTTATTTATGAAAATAAAAATAATCATGAGTTATTACTGTTTCCTGTTGAAGTTAATGATCACTATAGACAGTGGATTGACAACACATTTGAATGGATGAATGAAGTGCATAATTCCTGGAAGAATAAACAGTTACCAATTAAAAACTACAGAAACAATTCCAAGGTTTGCAAAAATTGTCCAGTCAAGAAAACTTGTGACGAGGCTGGAGATGGAATAATTAAGATAGCCTCCCTAAAGGAATTAAGTGAAGCAGTGTAGTTGGTGCAACCAAGACTTTAAGGCTAAAGTAACTTATCAAATTTACTGCAGCGCTGATTGTAGAGACCTTGCCACAAAAGAAAAAATTGTAGCAAGATATTCTGTTGCAAAAAGACAAAAAAGAAAAAACAAAACAAGAAAATGCTCAGGAGGTTGTGGCATAACTTTGTCTATTTATAATGATGACAGTCTATGTAATACTTGCAGGATTAACAATAAAGACGTTTTTAGAGTTTTAAAAAAAATAAAAAGGATTGTTCGTGATAGCAAAGATACTTAGTATTAACAATGTCATACCTGAAAATATTTGTGCTATTGATGCTAGCACTAACAACATTGCGTTTGCAGTTTTTAATAACAAAGAGATAAAATATTTTGGCAAATTAAATTTTACTGGCAGCACAGTGTATAAAAAAATAGGAGACGCTTATGCAAAAACAAAAGCACTATTTGATTTATATAAAATTGATGCGGTAGTAATCGAACACACAGTTTTCATGAATAGCCCTAAAACAGTATCAGATTTAGCATTAGTACAAGGCGGAGTTCTTGCTGCGATGTGGTCTTGTGGAGTAAAAGATATGGGATCTGTTTCTCCTATTACCTGGCAAAACTATATTGGAAATAAAAGATTTAGTAAAGAAGAAAAAATATCAATGAGAAAAGAAATTCCTAATAAATCAGAGTCTTGGTATAAAACTCAAGAAAGAGAAGTTAGAAAAGAAAAAACAATTAGGTTTGTTAATATGCAGTATGATAAAACAATAACAGATAACGATGTTGCCGATGCTTGTGGCATTGGCCATTGGGCTATCAACAATTGGAACAAAGCGATGGGAACTTATGAACAGAGATAGTTTTGTTTTTAAAGAAGAAGAAAATGAAGTCTCTTTAGTTGTGAAGACTTTGTCTCCAGAAAAATGGTTATTGATAGATCGTGAAACTGGACAAACTTATCAGGGAAATCCTGGCGGGTATTGGGATAAACTTACTACTATAAAAAGGAATAAAAAATAATGCCAGAGTTAAATGCAAACATCCCACCCATAGAATGCTATGTTCGTGGAAACTATTTAAGGAATCAATTAGATAGTCATGACAAATATTTTCCATGTGTTATATTTGGTGTTGCTAGTATAAAAAACAGAAGTCCTTTATTTCACATAATGATGGAAGACGGTGGGCTGTGGTGGAGATTGCCAATTAGTGCATTTTGTACAAAGCCTGGAGTTCCTGAAGTAGACTTACATAATTTAGTTTTATGGAATGCCTTTAGCCATCACATATCTGTGACTAAATTTGAAAACCTTACAAATCTTAGAATGTCATATATTGACAGAACAAAAACTACAAACAAAGGAACATATTTGTTCACGCTTGACTGGCACAACCCAGATTCTAATGTTTTAGATGATGGTTATTCAGAAAATCCAGCGGAACATAAATGTGGCCATGTTATACAAAGAGATGACGGTAACTTTGCTATTCAGCCTAACAATAGGGTTCGTATTTATGAACCTTCCTTTACTTTAAAAAAGGACTATGTTATTGATAGAATAATTAATGATTATAAGTGGGATGTAGAAAACCAAGATAAATGGACTTTGGAAGATTCTCATAGGTTTAACTATGACATTTCTGAAGCAGAAGTTGACAAATAATCTGATGCCTGCTAAACTATATACAAGTGAGACTTGGCTTCGTAAACGATACGTTATGGATAAAAAGTCTCCACAAGAAATTGCAAAAGAGTGCGGGGCTAGCGTAGAAACCATTTACGTATATCTTGCCAAGTTTGGATTAAGGAGATCTAAAAGATGAAACCAGTTCCAGTCTATCAAGATGTTGACCATTTTGTTTATAATGACTTATACTTGCATTCACTATCCGCTCCATCTGGAAATGATATTTTAATGAACTGTATGGGAATAGCCCAAATGTTAATTGAAAAAAATATATCTTATGGAAATTCTGCTTTAGATCCAGTAAGAATTTTTAGCAAGGCCAACTCAATAGAACAACTTCATGTAAGAATAGACGACAAGTTAAGTCGCTTGATGAAGGGTACGGAGATGGTTGGAGATAACGATATTGATGATTTAATTGGATATTTGATTTTATTAAAGGTGGCAAAAGAAAAAAATGATTAATGATTTTGAAACAAAACTTGAAAACAATAATTTTGATGGCTACTCAAATCCCGATGTCTTACACATTGGTGAGCCAGTCTTAAATTTACTTGGAAAAGGGTTGACCGGATTTTCTTATTACCAGCCAAACCCTATCACTCCAGATTTAAAACTCAATAGTGATGGATTTAGGTCTGACGAGTTTAAAAAAAATCATGAAGAAAAACATATATTATTTTCTGGATGCTCGGTTACGTATGGTTTGGGACTTTTAGAAAACGAAACTTGGGCTAAAAAACTATATAATAAAATAAATAAAGAAGTTCATCTTTCTGGATTTTTTAATTTAGCGTTGCCAGGCACTGGTATTTGTGATATTGTTGCTAATATTTTTAAATATATTAATAACTACGGCAAGCCAGAATCAATTTTTATTTGTTTGCCAAATGTACAACGAAGGTATGCTCTTTATTCAAAAGATTCTAAAAAAATACATGATAAAAAAATTCATCACGCTGTGTATGACGATAAAGGAAGAGATGAATTTTCCGATATTATTCAAATTCATTCATTTCATTATTTAATGTTTTTAGAAATGTTTTGCAAATCAAACAATGTTAACTTGTTTTACTTTTCATACAATACTATGTTTGCATCAATGGAACTTGACAATTTTGCTCAGATAGACAGAAGGGATTTTATCAGAACTTTAGCAGAATTTTGTATAAAAAACCCTGACAACCAATTTTCTTTATCCGCCAGAGACGGGGATCATTTTGGAGAAGCATATCACGAGTATTGGGCAAATTTTTGTCACGAAATGTACGCTAAAGGACAAAATAAATGATGTCACAAGAACAAGAAATAATAAAACATTTGGATCAAGTTAATCAAGTAGTTGAAGAATACCTAAAAGGTAGTGATCCAACAAAAATATCCAAAGAGTTAGATATTCCAAGAACCCGTGTTGTTACTTTAATTAATGAATGGAAAGTTATGGCTTCTGCTAATGATGCTATTCGTGCCCGTGCAAAAGAAGCAATGGCATCAATGGATGCTCATTATGGTAAATTAATTACAAAGGCATATGAAGTTATTGATGAGGCTAGTTTAACAAATAATCTTTCAGCAAAAACTCAAGCAATTAAACTTGTTGTAGATATTGAAAAGTCTAGAATTGAAATGTTACAAAAGGCAGGCCTGCTAGAAAATAAAGAATTGGCTGAAGAGATGGTTGAAATAGAAAAAAGACAGGAAATCCTTGTTGAAATATTAAGAGATATAGCAGCCGAACACCCAGAAATAAGAGATAAGGTAATGAGAAGACTATCTGATATTGCCAAAGAAAATGAGGTGATTACGATTGTCCACGACATTCAATGATTTTCTTGAAGTATTAAAAGACAATATCTTTGAAGAAAACCCAGTAGACGTAAAAACATTTGTTGAGTCGTCAAATTATCTTGGTCAGCCCCCACTATCAGAAATACAATATAATATTGTCGAAGCAATGAGTCAAATTTATTATAAAAAAGATCTTGAAAATTTAATGGGAACAAATGATGGAAGCGCATATTATGATAAATATACAAAAAATGAAATCATTCTACAACTTGGCAAGGGTAGCGGAAAAGATTTTACATCTACGGTAGGATGTGCATACTTAGTATATAAACTTTTATGTCTTAAAGATCCAGCAAAATATTTTGGCAAACCAAGTGGAGACGCCATAGATTTAATTAACGTTGCCATAAATGCCCAACAAGCAAAAAACGTTTTCTTTAAAGGTTTTAAAACAAAAATAGAATCTTCCCCATGGTTTGCTGGAAAGTTTTATGCTAAAGCGGACAGCATAGAGTTTAATAAGGCAATAACTGTTTACTCTGGGCACTCAGAAAGAGAATCTCATGAAGGTTTAAACCTAATACTTGCCGTCCTTGATGAAATTTCTGGTTTTGCATCAGAAGTTGGAACCGCAAATGAGCAGGGGAAAACTGCAGAAAATATTTATAAAGCATTTCGTGGATCGGTAGATTCTCGTTTTCCAGATTTAGGAAAAGTTGCACTTCTATCTTTTCCAAGATATGTTGGAGACTTTATTTCTAAAAGATATGAAGATGTAATTGCAGAAAAAGAAATTCTTGAAAAAAAACATACGTTTATAATTAATCCAGCATTACCAGAAGATAATCCAGACAACACTTTTGAAATAAATTGGGAAGAAGACCACATTAAATCATATAAATTTCCGGGAGTTTTAGCAATTAAAAGACCAACATGGGAAGTAAATCCAACAAGAAAAATTGAAGACTTTAAGTTATCATTTTTTACAGATCCTGGAGATGCCTTAATGCGTTTTGCATGTAAGCCAACGTATTCATCTGATGCCTTTTTTAAACAAAGAGATAAACTAGAAAAATGTATGTCTTTAAGAAATCCAATAGATAATAATAAGAGGTTTGATTCTTCTTTTAAACCAGATCCAGAAAAGACTTATTACATTCATGCTGACCTTGCACAAAAACATGACAAGTGTGCTGTAGCAATCGCCCATGTTGATAAATGGGTAAATGTTCAAGTTTTAAAAGACTATGAACAAATTTCTCCAGTTGTTATTGTTGACGCTGTTGCCTGGTGGGAACCAAAAGTTGAGGGCCCAGTTAATCTTAGCGATGTAAAAAATTGGATTATTAATCTTAGAAGGCAAGGGTTTAATATTGGAATGGTTACATTCGATAGATGGCAATCTTTTGATATTCAACAAGAACTAAAGTCTGTTGGTATTAGAACTGATACTGTTTCTGTTGCTAAGAAACATTATGAAGATTTTGCTATGTTGATTTATGAAGAGAGAGTTGCTATGCCCTTAATCCCCCTTTTGTTAGAAGAAATGGGAGAACTTAAGATTATTAATGATAAGAAGGTAGATCACCCACGTAAAAAATCTAAAGACTTAGCAGACGCAGTTTGTGGTGCAGTATTTGGTGCCATAAGTTTTACGCCTAAAAATGTAAATCAAGAAATAGAGGTTCACACATTCAAAGATAGGCCAAGGCAAGTTGACGACCTACCTGAGAACGTGATACAATATAAACCTATCCCTGATGATGTAAAAGATTATCTAGATAGATTTAACTTATTATAATAAGAAATAGGAGAAAAATGAAAAATATCAAGAAAGTATCGCTAATCATCGCTGCAGCCCTGACTAGCACAATGCTCGTAACGCCAGCAGCGCAAGCAAACGCTGGAACTGTCACACTAACGGTGGCGGGAACTGCAGCAACAGGTGGAACAGTAGTAACAACTCCTGTATCACTACCAGTGCCAGCAGATAACAGTATTGATGCAGCGGATGCATTGAAAATTGCTGTAACAGCAGTAGATACAGGCACAGTAGTAACAGCAGTTGCAGTTAATGCAACAATTGTTCCTGCACTTACTGGAACAGCAGTAGTAACTGCGTCAAACGGAACATCAACACTTTCGATTGCAACAGGAACTGGAACATCAGCAGACTTTTATGTATATACTAAAAGTACAGCAGTAGGATCAGTTTCTATTACTCGTGCTGGAACTACAACAGTTTATTATGTTCAAGGTACCGCAGGTGCACTGAACTCAATTACACTAACCGCTCCTGCCTCAGCAGCAGCAGGTACATCACAAGTTCTTAAGGTATCTGGATACGATGTATTCGGAAATCTAAAAGGTGGAGCCACAATTAATACTTTGGTTTCAAGTTCTGGATCAGCATTAGCAACAGCATTAACAACTGACACAGCAACTGCAACTGTAGGAACAAAAGAGCAGACAGTAACAATTCCTGCAACTGGTTCAGTAACAGTAGTTGCGTATGCAACAGTAGCAACAGCCGTAACAGGCTTAGCAACACCAGTCGGTTCTGTAAGCGCTACAATTGTAGTACGTGATGTTCTGTCAGAACTAGCAGCAAAGAATGCAGAATTAGCAATTGCTAACTCAGCACTTGCAGCAGAACGTGCTGGACGTGCAGCCGATAAGGTAGCATCAGATTCAGCAACAGCAACTTTAAAGGCAGAAAACGAAACTTTAAAGAACACTATTGCAGATCTAAAAGCAAAATTCAATGCTTTGGCTAAAAAGTGGAATGCAAAGTTCCCTAAGTTAAAGGTAAATTGGATTAAGTAATTAAATAAATTAAAGGGTTAGCCAAACGCTAGCCCTTTTTTTTATTGTTTGTTATCATTAATTAATTAATAAATGATATAATTGGCAATGTAGAGATACATTGGAGACCCACCCAATTGAATAATATAAAGCGTAAAATTTTTATTATATTCGGTTCTGCCTTATGCATAACCGTTTTTGCTTTTTTGGCACCCAACGAGGCTTATGCTGCAGATAATCAAGAGCAGGTTATTGTTAGCCCTGCTCAACAGGCAGTTAACACAGCCCTTGAGACGGCTACTACAGAGGTTCAACAGGCTATTACAGCCACGAACAATGCTCTAGTAGAGGTAACACAAGCACAAACCGAATATTCCCAAGCCCAAGGGGTCACGGCTGAGGTGGCATCAAAAATATCTTTGGCTAACACAGAAATAAATAATGTTCAAGTCGCTATTAATACTATTAGCGGTGTTGACTTATCTGTTACCCCAATAGATCAAAGTTCTCAGGTAGTTCAAGATGCAAAGGCTACAGTAACTGTTGCAACTACCGCCATAAATAATATAACAACACAAATAACAGAGGCTCAGACAGCAATATCTGAAGTAGTCACTGCAAAAACAGAAGCCTCTACAGCACAGGCAACTGCTCAAACCGAATTAACTCAAGCAAACCTTGCTATTGATGCTGCCCAAACAGCAGTCAACAATTTACAAGCCACTATTGGAACTAGCACAAATGTTTTGGCTGGAGTAGATGATGCTGGGGTTCAAATGAATCTTCCGTTCGGAATGCAAATGGGCGGAACTGTTTATAATAACGTTTATGTTGGGTCTAATGCAACGATAACATTTGGTGTAAATGAGGGTGGCGTATACCATACAACTCCAAGTGCCCCATCCGTATCTATAGCGGGATGGGACTGGACAACCTGGAGCACAGGAACAGGTATTACCTATGCAACAACTGGTACAAGTTTAGATATTGCTTGGGACCTTCGTCCATACCCACAACAAGATGCCTCTACGCAAATGGTTCAAGTAAGATTTAATGCTGATGTAAATCCAAATGACGGTGCATGGATAGCAAGTGTAACTGCTAATGGACCAATACCAGATCAAGCAAGGTTTAATTATAGAGAAACAACCAACGGTGCACTTATTCCAATTACAGATACTAATGTTGGAGCAGGTTTTGCTGGACAAATAAGTCAAGGTGCAGCATTCACTCCATATGTAGATTTAAACACAGAAACAGTTCAGGCATCGGTTGACGCAGCAAATGCAACGATTGCACAATTAAACTCAAGCCTTACCCCAGTTGTTGCACAAAATACAACAAATACTTCTAATATAAATGCAATCAATACTACATCTTTAACCAATACGGTAAACTCAGCGGTATCAACAAAGACATCTCTTGAGTCAACATTAAATACTAAATCAAGTCAACTAGTTACTGCAATTAATAACAACATTCCAACCCCTGCCCCAATAATTTCAACTCCAATTGTTGCAGGAACTACCGCAACTGTTACACCATCCCTACCTGAAGGATATACAGCAAACACTTGGTTTTATCAAGTAGTAACAGATGATCCAGATGCAGAAAATCCATACGAAGGTGGAACATATAATACAGATGGTGCTCCTGCATCTATTCAGTTAAGTGGTTTGACAGAAGGCGCTACCTATACTGTTAGAGTTGCTAACTGGTCTGGACCTGTAAGTCAATATACTGATACTGTTA